TGGTGTATCTGGACCCGCCGTTTAACTCGAACCGGTCGTATAACGTGCTGTTTCGGGAGGAGGGGGGCGATGAATCTGAGGCACAGATACAGGCGTTTGACGACACCTGGCACTGGAACACGCAGACCGAGGCTGTGTATAACGAGCTGGTGACGGATGTAAACGGCAAGGTTGGCGCGATGATCGGGGCGCTGCGGGGAGCGATTGGCGAGAACCAGATGATGGCGTATCTGGTGATGATGGCGGTGCGGCTGGTGGAGCTGCATCGGGTGCTAAAGCCAACGGGGAGTTTGTATCTGCATTGTGATCCAACGGCAAGCCACTATCTGAAGATCGTGTTGGACACGATATTTGGATACACCAACTACAAGAATGAAATCATTTGGCAGCGGTCTCTACCGCATGGTAACACCTCAAAAAAGTACGGCTCTTCCCATGACGTGATACTGTTTTACAGTAAAGGGGATACAACCTCATGGAATGGGTCTTTCAGTCCACATCGCGCGGAGTATCTTGAACAGTTCTACCGATTTACCGAGGACAACGGGCGCAGGTATCGGCTTATCTCGTGTATCAATCCTAATCCTGACCGTCCTAACCTTACTTACGACTGGAAAGGTGTTACTAGAGTATGGAAGTACACACGCGAACGCATGGCGAGAATGGATCAGGAAGGGCTGTTGGTGTACAGCAGAAACGGAATCCCATCCTATAAGGGGTATCTAGATACCATGCAAGGAACTCCTATGCAGGATGTCTGGGTTGACATACCTCCACTGATGGGGTCGGCTACAGAACGTCTTGGATATCCCACACAGAAACCTATCTCGCTGCTTGAGCGGATTGTGAACGCGAGTAGCAATCCGGGGGATGTAGTGCTGGATCCGTTCTGCGGGTGCGGGACGGCGATTGCAGCGGCGGAGAAGCTAGGCAGGAAGTGGATTGGGATTGACATTACGCACCTGGCGGTGGCGTTGATCAAGTACAGAATGACGGATATGTTCCCGGGTGCGGCGTTTGATGTGGTGGGCGAACCGGAAGATATTGGATCGGCGCAGCAACTGGCACTGGATGACAAGTATCAGTTCCAATGGTGGGCGCTGTCGTTGGTTCGAGCGCGCCCGTTGGGTGGCGATGGCGACAGCAGGAAAGGCAAGAAGGGGGCTGACCGAGGCATTGATGGGGTGATCAACTTCATTGATGACAACACGGGCAAGCCGAAACGGGCGCTGGTGCAGGTGAAAGGTGGGCATGTGAAGAGCGGCGACATTCGCGATCTGGTGGGGACATTGGATCGGGAGAAGGCGCAGATCGGAGTGTTCGTGACGCTGGAGGAACCGAGCGGACCGATGCGAACCGAGGCGGCATCGGCGGGTTTCTATCAATCACCGGGCTGGCAGCAGGACTATCCGCGGGTGCAGATATTGACGGTGGAGGATTTGCTGGCGGGGGTGAAAGTGCAGATGCCGCCAGCGTTTGGGACGTTCCGGCAAGCGCCTAAGAGCGCGAATGATGGACCGGAACAGGGGAAGTTGATATGAAACGGAGAACATCACGGGGAACGGTGGATATTCCGGAAGGTGTGGCGTGGATGTTCTGGATACTGATTATCATTGCGGTGGTGGTGGCGTTGATTGGGAAGTGAAAGTGAGTACCATAGAAATAACTAGAACGGATCGTCTTGAGATTGCTGAATAGACAGGAACGTTACATGAGTGTCATTGTAAGTGTAGTACAGCACGAGAGGCGGCAAACCTACCGCCTCTCCATCAACTGCAACCATACGAACCGCTGATCCCTCAACGACTGGCTGACCGTACTCTGGTCTGCGTGACAATAACCAAATTGTTCCGTCTATGAATTCGTCTGAGCGACGAGTATCCGCGATCAGTTCACTAAGTTCACGCTCATATTGCGGATCAGCCTGTATGCTACGACAAGTCTCACTAATATCCAGCATTTGCCACATACTCCTGTGCGCGAGATTCAAGTTTTAATCCAGCGATCCTTTCACTAAGTGTTGGTGCGCGATTACTTACAAGTGCAACTGAGTAAGGTATGGTTTCGTTAGGTTTGGCATATTGCCAGCCAATGAATTGGTGCGAACCTTCACTAACTTGCTTTGCAGTGGCATTGCGCAGACTACTCACCACATAATCCACAAGCGCGATCTCGTCTGCAGTAAACTCACTAAGGTCTGCCTCACGTCGAGCAATGGGCTTATGCTGCACGTGATTGTGAAAGTCTTGCTGCACCATAGCAAGTGATTGTTCAGCAACCATTGCCTCGCGAATAGGCACCAACCGACGCGGCGCTGGACCGTGTTGAAGTGCCTGATATTCCTGTCCTGTAATTGACTTCCCCAAGCGCACATACGCTAGGAAGTCAGCATAGAACAGTAGCTTGTTTAGTTTCACTGAACCAAAGGTGGTGTCGTCTTCGGAAACTTTAGCAAGATATAGGATCAGTTGCTTGGTCTTGTCGTCATTGTGTACTTGAGTACCGTTATTTATGCGAGCCATTGGTCTCCTTATAGTTTATGCGGGTAGCTGATTGTCATAATGCGATTAAAGCGGATTACGGCAAGATAGGCAAATATCGTTAGTAGTTGGAACCAGAGATGGGAGTAATGGACTTCGTATTGGCGTGTTTCACCTACCAGATGAATGTGCATTCACTGGCTGGAGAAATAATCACGGACCATACGAGTAGTCATTACAGCCATGATTATATATCCCATATAGAAAAAGTAAAGCTAGATTTGTAGATACTCTATGCCCACTCGCGCGAGTGGGTTTTTTGTTGCCCAAGACACCGCCATAGCTATTCACAGAATTGCTATTGACAAAATCAACTATGCTGTGTATCCTATAGCTATGGATAAGAAACGTACCTTCAAGCTCCGCAGGCGGGTACCAGCTGCCAAGCGCCCACCGCAGTTCATTACCGTGGCGATCAGCATCCCCGTTTCACTGGCTAAGGCGTGGGAAGCCGCTGCAAATGAGGAATACGGCGGCAACAAGTCAGCATTAGCGACTACGGCGATTAGTAAAGAAATCGGGTTCCGTGGTGACGTGGAGTTTGTCGCACAATAAGAAACCGACGCAACTGTGACTAGCAGGGGTGCGCCGGTTTTACGTGCATGAGGAACATGCAACTATGCCTATTATAGCGACATTTTCCTTCTTTCTCCTCCTCCCTCTCGGTGTCCTGGCACGCCGAGGGGGAGGCATTGTTTTGGGGTTGTAATGACATACATCATATTGGTACGGTATGGCGGCGAGCGATATGTGCAGGATACACCCAAGGTTGGCAGGCGCCCACGCCTGACACAACACGGGGACGAGGCGCGCGAGTACACCCACAGCGAGGCGCAGACAGTGGCGAACCGGCTGCACGGCATGGGGTACAAGGCGACTGTTGTTGAGAGGGCGGTGCAGCATGGCGGGTAAGCTACAGAACTTTTCTTTTGTGGGCATCTTTGATGAGATGCGCAAGGCTGGCAGCGCAGAAATTGTGATGAGAGGCGGCAAGCTGCCGCTCAAGGAAACCGTGCTGGTGTTTAGCATCGTGCGCGGGATGTATTGCGCGGAGCTGCAAACGTTGCTGATTGACAGCAAGGCGTGTCAGATCGTCGGAGATGGGATGGAGTGGGAAGTAGAGGGCGCGCCCAAGGCGCACATCAAAGCGGTGCGAGGCGTGACTGTGACGGATGCTGTGCGGCATTTATCCGGCGCGGCGGACGAGTGGCATACGATGTGCGCACAGGTGGTGCGCGAGACCTGGCGTGATCTGAATCCAGAAGACGAGACAACCGCAGCCAGTAGTGGTCCGATCACTGCAGCAGATGTTATTGGCGGCTTGATGGACTTGTACGAGAAAGAGCCAGGCGCAACCGTTGACCGTCAGACCAACACGATAACGATTGACACTGATCAGGGACCTGGACATGAGCATTAAGGTAATGTCGCTGGTGTGGGAGAAAAGCCGACACAAGGGTAGCGACCTGCTGCTGCTGGTGGCGTTGGCAGACATTGGCGATGACGAAGGCAAGCGCATCTATCCGAGCATCGCGTATCTGTGCCGCAAGACGCGACTATCGGAACGGGGTGTGCAGACTTCGTTGAAGCGGCTGTGCGTCAGCGGCGAAATATCCATTGCTGTGAATGGGCATGCGCGATCTGGCGGCGCGGCGACGAATGAGTTCACGATTAACCTGAGCAAGCTGGGCGAGGGGGTGCAAACTTTGCACCCCCGCAAAGTTTGCACCCTCCCCCCGCAGAATCTGCGCCCTCCCCCCGCAGAATCTGCACCCAATCCGTTAGTAGATCCGTTAGGTGAATCGTTAGTTGATGTTGATGATGGCGCTGCGGCGCAGAATGAAAGCCAACACGCTCAAGTTGACGTGGATGGTGAGGTCTTGCGGAAGTGGCGAGTGCGGGATGGATACAGGTTTCTGGCTGAGGATTGCGAATATGGCGGACAGATCGCGGCGCAGGTGGTGGGCGCATATGGCGACAATCCTGCTTTCTGGAAGGGATTGCGTGGGGTAAACGAACCCCGGGCGGCGTGGGTGCGGCGCGCGATGGTAGACGATATCCTGAAGGCTATAGGCGTGGAGAACACGCGGAGAGCGCAGATGCGGCAGCGAGTGGTGATGCACCTGGCTGATCGGGCTGATGCGATTGAATTGATCGGCGCGGAGTGGGGGCGGATCGGGCATAGCCGGAAGCGGTTAGGGCTGATGATCGAACGGCTGCTGGCTGTGCCGCGCACGGGCGGCGAGGTTAGCGATGATGTGATCGCGTATCGAGTGGCGAAGATGGGGCAAGCGATGTTGGAGGGAGCTGCAACATGACTGCGGTCACTGCGCTGCAAACACGGGATATGGGCGCGTTTTTAAGGCGTTCGGATGGCGTTCGGGCGGCGTTCGGCATATCGCGCAGGGCAAAAAAGGTATTGGGGGTCGCGAGTTTGTGTCAATTCCTTGCTGTTTCGTATCGGCAGTTGGGCGTGATGTTGCAGCGATATACCGGGCGGGTGTACTCGAAGTCGAGTGTTGGAACGTGGGCGATGTATGAGGGTAGAACGGCGCGAGTGCCGGCGAAGCATCGGATGCCGGTGGCGGTGGGTGAAGCGCTGCGGAGATTGTTTCGTGACGCGGTGTATTGGCTGACTGACGGGCGGTATGCGGTGCGCGTGAGTGGGATGTACCACTGGCGCGTGAGGGTGGTGAGGGTATGACACTGCTAGAACAGATCGAACGGCGCGCTGAACTGAAGCGCATCATCAAGCGGAGTGTGCCAGACGGGTGGACGCAACAGGAAGCGAAGCGCGAGTTGAAACAGATCGAAGCTGACTTGGCTGAGACTGAACGCCTCGCAGAGACAGGGCGGCGACTGGAAGCGCTGGAGGATGGGCGCGGGATAGTACGAGATGATAACCGGGCAGGCAAGCGTTTTCAAATGATTTCTGTAGACTCTCGTGTTTATGGGTATGTAGATATCACAAACGGCGCAACAGCCGCCGAAGTGTTGGGCGTTGTGGAGGTGAAGCCGTGAGCAAGCGCATTAACTTACGTAAGCGCTACATGTTCTGGCGAGAGGAGCATCCGGTTAGTCCGGTACTGGCAAAGGATGAAGTGGAACTCATCAACCCGTTATGCACAAAGGAATCATTCGAGGCATTACGCGCATATCACACAAGGGAGTGGACAGACAAGTTCGGTAAATGGCATGTAGTGATTGACAGGACTGCACTACGGATTGTGGAGGATATATACCAAAAAACAGCCAAGGCGCTGGGAGTTGAGGAGGTCAAGCCGTGAATAAGCTGCTGGTCGGATTCATGATCGTGTGGGTGGTTGCTATGGTGGTTGTGTATAGCCTTGCAGACGAGGGTACGCAGTTGCTGCTACTCGGAACTGCAATTGGTGTCATCACCACTCTGCCGTGTGCGGCAGCAATCACCTACATTCTGATGCGACGGCGCGTTGCGCCTGAACCCGAACCCACTCCGCAGGCTATGCCTGACGACATACACTTCGCGCATCCGCTTAATAAGATCATCGTCAAGATGGATGGCGAAACATACGTGATGGTGAAGTTGGCGGAGCCAGTTGGCAGATTATGGGAGCGACAAACGATCTACATCGGGGATGGGCGTGGTGGGCGGCAATGAGTGATGGACAGGTGATCGCGGCGGTGCTGCTCGTAGTGGCGCTGTATCGCATTGGCGCGGAGATCATCTCGCGCAAGTTGGAGATAAGGAGAAATGTCATGTGGGAAACGCTGTTCGAGTTGCCGCCCGTTGATCCAGATCGGCAAGTGCCTGACCATCGGCTGACAGCAAATGCCAGTCGGCGGCGGATGTGGCAGACGTGGCGGCGCGAACATCCTGAACATGCCTCGCTGCCGGACCGCATTGTAGCCATGTACGCGCTGTACGGGCTGGCTGATGCGGCGCGATGCAAGTCGTGCGCCCATCTGGTGCGCGAGGATTATCACAACACAACCTATTACAAGTGCGGGTTATCGCGCACTAGCCGCGGAGCTGGCACGGATTGGCGCGTGTCATGGCAGGCGTGTGGAAGATATAGCGAGGAGGAGTGATGAGTGACGCACTGGCGGGGATGATGGCGGTTGGCGCGCTGGTGCTGCTGACGGTTGGCGCTATCGTGATCCTGAAACTCGTGGGGGTGGGACGTGATCGAGGAAAGTAAGACGCGCGGCTGGGCTGCGGTGGTGTTCGGGGTAATCGGGATGACCGGCTTGCTGCTGATTGTGACATTCTTCCTTATGTTGGTGGAGGATGGGGACGCGAGGAGTGCAGCAAGCCGGGTTCTCAACGTGATGGTAGTTGGCGGTGTGGGCGTTGGTCTGATACTGATGCTGATATTTGGTATGTTGCTGGTGCATCGCAGCGACAGGGATATGGTGAACGGGATAGCGCCTGCAATTGGCGCTGCGGTGGCATCGGCGCTGGCGAAGCGGGGCGAACAAGATTGGGGGGAGAAGCGCGACTATTACATCAGCACGGCGCGACCAAAGCCGACCAAGACGCAGCGCAACGTGCGCGCGCTGCTTGTTTCAGGCGAACGGATGCCGTATGGGATGGATGATGATGATGACCTGGGCGATGGCGATGAAGTGGAGCTGACAACACGGCTGGACGACAAGGAACTGTCGGTGCCGGCGTCGCTATTACGGCGTTTCTCGCTCATGCCACACCCAACGCGCGCGATGTTCGGGGGTAAAGCTACGACATACGGGAAGATATGCGATTGGTTTATTGCCCAGGGTGTGCTAGAGCGAACAGCGAATAATGGAGTGCGCTGGAACAAACGATGGGACGCAGGCAAGCGCGCGCGCTGGCTCAGTAGCCTCGCCTCCCCTACTGACGATGACGGATGACAGCGGATACCTGTACCACGGGGAACAGGAACAGGGAACGGGAACAGGGAACAGGCTGGAAAACGGGGCAATCTGCGATATATGTAAAGGTTGGGATATATGCCACGGTTATATGACGATCTAATGCAATCCGGTGTCCTCGATGCGAGGATGGCTGAATACACTGCGAAGGCGAAGGTAATCAAGATTCAGAACGTAGCCGACTATCACTTTAACGATATGAAGGACGACTATGACTTGTGCAACTCATTCCCCAATGTAGCACCACCATTTGAACACACATGGTTCGAGTACACCATCCCGCGTGAGATGAGATCGTCTAACGGCGAGGTCTTTAACATCAATAATTTCCAGCGTCGCATCGGCGTGTTCTCGCTTGCGTTTCGCGTTGAGACTGAGCTAGAGCTAAAGCCGTGGTACGAACACGCGCAAAAGGAAGGGAATGCACCATTCGGCAAGGTATGTGACCGCATGATACTGCCGGGATGGATGGTGAACTACGCCATATTCTTTCATTCGCGGCTTGATCCACAACCTCACGAGATGGGAGCGGTCTGGCTGGCTGTGAATAGTGATGGGCGGGTGACTTCAGAAGAAGGAATCCCGTACAGGACTGCGCCCGGACTAATGGATGTGCATGGCAATAAGATAGATAACCTGAGCATATACTGGGCGATGATTGGATACATGCGCCCGGTACTGATGGCGCTGTCGTTCCTGCATTGCAAGAACGTAACCCTCGATGGCAATGACGTGCCGGTGAGGATTCAGAAGCGGCGCATGGCTGAAGGCAAACTACCGCTAGTCAAATACTACACGCTTAACATCGAACCGATGACGCGGGTGCTGTCTCGTGAGGGCGGCGCTGAGAAGAACGGAGCGGCTAAGGCGATGCACATTTGCCGGGGTCACTTCGCGGACTACTCGAAGGGCAATGGATTGTTTGGCAAGTATAAGGGTCGCTATTGGATCGAATCGCATGTGCGTGGATCGGCAGAACTAGGCACGGTTGTAAAAGACTACAACGTAATTGGGAGTAGAATAACCGCATAACTACCCGTAGGGTGAATAACTCGCGGCGATGGGACTAGCCCATCGCCGCGTTTTTTTTTCGAGATTACTCGAACTATCGGAGGTCAGGATGCAAGACACGCTGCGAGAGATAGCCGCAACCATATGGTCGTATCCGGGTGTGCAGTTCATTACGGTGGGGGTGATCCTAAATCTTGCGCTGGCGTTGGCGCAGGCGGTTAAGAACAACGTCTTTACCTTCCGCGAAGTCGGCGCGTTTCTCTACTCGCAATTGTTGCCATACACCATTGTGTACGGTGTGGCGGCGGCGGTGACTGATGGCACAGATTACCAGTGGATCCCGGCTGTTGTGCTGGGCGCGATTACCGCAATGATGGGTGCGCGCATCCTGGACAACCTGAGCCAGTTAGGGATACCGATACCGGAAGGCGTGTTGTCGCTGGCACGTGAACCAAAGCAATTCCTCATCGTCCACAAAATCAAAGGGAGCGATGTGGAATGACACCAGCGGATATTGAGCGATTAGTGGGTACGTTGGGTGTGCCGGTTGCGTCGCTGGCAATCCTCACCATATTCGGATACAAGACGCTATTCCCGTGGCTGCAAGATCAATTGCTGTGGTGGCGCAAAGCAATGGAGGAGAACACGCGGGTGAATCAGAACGTTCTCGCTGCGTTGCAGGCGATCACGGACCAGGTGCAGAAACAGCCAAACCAGCAAATAGCCGAAGCATTAACGAAGCTGAATGAAAGGATGGAACAGCACAATACAGACGCGCGCGCAGCATGGACAGACCAGCGCGAGAGGCTTGAACGCATTGAAACGATGCGGCGCAAGACGACAGGCAGGAGGTAGCTATGCGATGGGATTGCCCTGTTGGGACGGATGAGGAGCGCGCATCTGATCGTGTGTGGTGCGGGTTGTGGGTGGATGCCACGGGCTACGCGGTGCAGTATCCGCCTAGCATGAACAGGCGCGACTATCACACTGGCGCAGACCTGAACCTCAACAAGCCACACTTTGACACGGACCGCGAATCGCCGGTGTATGCGGCTGCAGATGGTGTTGTGGTGTACGCGCAGAGCGATACGCCGTGGGGCAAACGCAATGCGATTGTCTGCATCATGCACGAACTGCCTAATGGCATGAGTGTGTGGACGCGTTACGCGCACATTATCAATCTGTTGGTGAAGGACACCGACATTGTGAAGCGCGGTCAGCAGATCGCGCAGATCGGCAACGGCGGCGGACGATACCCATATCACCTGCACTTTGACGTGGCGTGGATAGACCTCGGCGCGCGCCCTGGCGATTGGGCAGGCGCTGATTATGGGCGGTGTGTGCGCAGCTATGCGGACCCGCTGCGATTCATACAGGAGAGCAGACGATGATTGCTATAACGAAAGCTAACTTGCGTGTGCGGCTGTCGCCGACAACGGACAGTGAAACCATCGGCGTAGTGCAGCAGGGGCAACCAGTTGATGTAATCGAAGTCGTCAACAAGTGGGCGAAAGTGCCACTCACGGCAGGCGGTCAGCCCTTATACAAGGTGGGTAGCAAGACACCAGCGTACGGGTATATGTCAGCGGCATATCTTACGTTTGATACTGAACCTGAGCCTGAGCCGCCTCCGCCTGTGGTTATACGCAAGGCGCTGTTAGCAATTAACGCGGTCAAGAGCGGTCCTGCTGGGCGCGCCGCCGTTGAGAATGGCGCTGAAATGCTGTGTGTGACTTTCAATCCGCAGTTCGCGGGAGAGATGAAAGACCAATACCCGCACCTGATTGTGTCGCATCGTGCGCGATTGGAGCGCGGGTTCATCCCTACGTTGCAGCACTGGATAGATCAGGGCTGGCAGTCGTTTCGCCCTGGCATGATTCTCACCGGGCTTAACGAAGGCGACCAATCCGACCAGCGCAACCTAAAGGCGCTGCGGGAGCGGCTTGCGTTTGACAAACAATGTCTTGAGTGGGTGCAGGCTGAGAACATCCGGCGCGGCTGGCAGGCTAATCCGATGCGCTATGCCGCGGGTGGGTGGAGCGTTGGCGAACCTGACCTGACGCAGCCAGAGATTTGCGACATGCTGGCAGAGTGGAAGCCGTTAATTCGTGCCGGCGCTCTCACCAATGTACACACTTACAGCGCCAATGACGGGCGCCCTGGCATCACCAACGAGAACATCCGCGACCTGATATTTGATGATGAGTTGTCAGATGTCGAGTGGCGCGGCGTGAAGGAGAAAACCTACCGCACAGACTGGACGATCACCCGCTGGCGCATGATGATTCGGCGCTGCGGCTGGGACGTTACAACGCCGATATTCAGCGATGAGACAGGGCTGGAGTGCGCTAATGGTTCATTCCCCGTTGCACCGCATCCGGGCGGCTCGCAGGAGTTCGTCATGCGCTGGGCGCGGCGGTTCGTGTGGGTGCAATCGCAGCCGTTTTACGGCAGGGATGGCAAGCTATACCCATCACCATTTATCGGCGCAGCGCTGTTTCAGACAGGTGATGACTCGTGGCAGACTTACGAAATGCGGCATTATCTGCAAACGTTGCAGGCGTGCCGGTGGGGGCAGGCGTGAGGAAGTGCGGCAGGATTGACGAAAACCAAGTTTAAACAGTTGGCGTGGTAAGTGTTGCGCTAGAATAAACGGGATTCGCAATGAAAGACAGCGAATTAACCACACAGGAAGAGCAGATAGTTAAGGCGTTTCGGGATTGTTGGGACAACCTGAAACGAAAGCCTCGCAATTGGGTATTTACTGCCACGGGATTCGATAAGTCTGTCAATTGTTCGTTCAGTGATCGCGTCCAGGTGGTTGCGACCTGCGTTGATGGCGTGGTTATTGTCAAGAGAAACAATGAGTAACGAGTGGGATCAACGGTCTAACGAGACAGACGAAGAATATGCGTGGTTTCTCGCATATCTGACGCTGGGACCCTCGCGCTCATTGCCTGCGCTCATCGCCCATTATGGCAAGGGCGTGACGAAAAGAGACGAAAAGAGACGGCTGCGGAATGGGAGTGTTGAGGGCGCTTGCTCTCGGCATCATTGGGTGAAACGCGCTGGAGCGTATGATGTGTCGCTGATGCAGGCGGCGTTGCGCACCAGCGGCGCGGCTGTTATCGAAGGGCTACGCGAGTATGCGGTGTACTTTCTGGAAGTTATGCGGCGCACTCGCATTAAGCCTCAAACGTTTGGCGATCTGGTGAATGGTGTACAAGTCCTCGCGCAGTTATTCCCGCCTGAAATCATCGCTGCCGTACTTCAGTCCGCATCTCATGGGGATGCCGGTAGTGGAGGCGACGGAGAATCGGGCGTATCGGGCGTTTCAGGATAGGTACAGGGACGATCCGGTTGGATTCGTCACTGACTGTATCCTGTGGCGCAACGGCGAGGGACCGGCGCCGTACCAGAACGAGATACTAGAAGCCATTCCAAAGCACAGGCGGGTAAGCGCGCGCGGTCCGCACGGGCTGGGCAAAAGCACACTGGCGGCGTGGGCGATACATTGGTTTGCGCTGACCAGAGATGGCACGGACTGGAAGATACCGGCGACTGCGAGTGTATGGCGGCAGTTGTCGGCGTTTTTGTTTCCAGAGATTCACAAGTGGGCGCGGCGGCTGAATTGGGAGCGCATCGGCAGACCGCCATACAAGGACAAGGACGAACTGCTAACGCTGGCGCTGCATCTATCCACGGGATCGGCATTCGCGTTGGCATCTGATCAACCTACCGCATTGGAGGGCGCACATGCCGACCATATACTCTACGTGTTTGATGAGAGTAAAGCTATTTCGTCTGCGATCTTTGATGCCGCAGAGGGAGCGTTCAGCACGGGAGAAAGTTATGCGCTGGCAATCTCGACACCGGGCGCATCGGTAGGCAGGTTCTACGACATTCAATCGCGGCGCGCCGGTTATGAAGATTGGTGGGTGCGCGCTGTGCGCCTGCACGAAACGATACAGGCGGGGCGCATCTCGCAGGAGTGGGCGGATGCGCGCAAGCGGCAATGGGGTGAAGCCTCGCCGGTGTATCAGACGAGGGTGTTGGGTGACTTCGCAACCGGCGACACGGGCAGCGTCATACCGCTGGCGTGGGTGGAAGCGGCGAACGAACGCTGGCATGTGCTACGTGAATCCAACCTACTGACGAAAGAGTTTAGAGGGCTGGGCGTAGATGTGGCGTGGACTGGCGATGACCGCAGCGTGATAGCGCCTCGGTATGGCAACTCGATCTCGGAACTGATCACGTTTGCGAAGGTTGATCCGATGGCACTCACGGGGCATGTGGTGGCATATCTGGACAAGCACAAACGCCCAGGTGTTCGGCGTGGATATGCCATTGTGGACGTGATCGGTATTGGCGCTGGCGTAGTGGCGCGCCTGCGGGAGCTGCATTACCCTACTGTGGCGTATAACGCTGGCGCTGGCACGGACCTGGTGGACATTGCGGGGGAGTTGGGATTCGTGGATAAGCGCAGCGCGGCATGGTGGCGGATGCGTGAGATGCTTGATCCGCAGAATGGGTTTGGCGTGGCGCTGCCGCCTGATGATGAACTGACCGGGGAACTGGTGTCACCCACATGGAAGGTGACGAGCACGGGCAAGATACGGGTGGAGAGCAAGGACGATCTGCGCAAGGCTGACCGGCTGGGCAGATCGCCGGACAAGGCGGATGCTGTGATACAGGCGTTTTGGGATGAGGAGCCGGACGACGGTGTGCCGGCGGTGCATGTGCCGAGGCGATTGAGTACGAGACAGATTTAGGGGGAGAAGGAGGCTGCGCGGAGTACCGCGCTGGGCGGAGTACCGCGCTAGGGAGCAGAAGGGATTAGGTGCGGCATTCGTGGATCACATCATCGGGTAGCATGCCGTAGAACTGGATGTGTTGGGCGGGGAAAAGGTCGCGGGCATATTTGAGCGACACGTTAAAGCCGGCATCCGTTAACCTGTCAATGAAGTCCTTACCGTAGATTCGGAGATGATCTTCCTGACCGAATAACTGCAGGCGCATGGCAGGATCTGTTACGGATGGGTCTTCGAAAGTGGTATCGCCAAAGATCGGAACACTGGCGAGGAGCAGAGCTTGCGGCTTGAGAACACGTCGTAGTTCAGACATTGCCAAGCGGTCATTGGGGAGGTGCTCAAAAACGTGATAGCAGATGGCAAGGTCGAAGCATGCTGAAGCGAACGGCAAGCTTTGCGCGTCAGCGATTGTATTCGCCTGCTTGGATGAGTAATCCAGCGCGGCGTATGTTACGTGGCTGAGTCTGTCATACAGCAACCTGGAATGGTGTTCAGGACCTATCTCCAGTAAGCGCGTGGGTTGTGTGAAGAGAGTGGTAGTTGATTTGAGGTAATGGCAGAGATACCTATGCCGGTCTTTGGAATAGCAGCGGGGGCAGAGGCGCCCGGTATGATCACAGAGCAGGGGGTCTATTTCACCGGGTGAATAGAAGGCATTGCCATGCCAACCACAGATTGGACAGTGCACAGTTGTGCCAGTATGGCGAAGCGCGATGACGACTTGACGGGCGAAGGCGCGAGAGGTGTACCAGCGGAAACGTCCCCATACTTTTTTGATCGGTATGATGTAATGGCGCATGTGAGTACCTGTGCGTATTGTATTACCGTAATGGGGCTGAGGGGAGTACACTTTGGGAGATTGAAGGTCGTGAACCTGATGAAGTTAGGTTGGGGTGTAACCTGACGCGAGAAGATTGCCGCGGTCAATATTCGGGTGGGGAGTAAGGATCATCTGCGCATGGCTGACCGGCTGGGCAGATCGCCGGACAAGGCGGATGCGGTAGTACAATAACGACAGATCAGCTAGTTTGAGTAAAGCGGCTGGGCAAATTTGCCCAGCCGCTTTTTTGTTGCCTTGCAGGTGGGCTTATGGCGAAACGAAAGACTGACCGGACGAAAACCTACGATGCGCGTTTCGTGTTGGACAGGACGGACGAACTACGCACTGCTGCGGGGGATCGCAACACGCGCATGGATAGATTCGAGCGCATGTACCGCATGGATGTGTGGGATGACGCGCCTCTCGGACCTGACGACATTCGACTGTCACTCCCCATTGCCTTTGATATGGTCGAGAAGATGCGCGCCCTGCTCATCACCAGACCGCCTGTTATCTCCGTGCCGTGGGGGAACAACGATCCTGACGATCAGGCGAAGTCACAACGGATGGAGCGATACCTGTACGGGTTATCGGGACGCGCCAACCTGGGGCGTGTGCTGGCAGATGCAGAGTGGTTTGCGATGTGCCTCGGTATGGGCGTTCTCAAGATCGCCTATGACAGCCAGGCAGTCGAGGGTGATTCGCCGCTCGTGATTGTCGCGCCGGATCCGCGCACCATTTTCGGGAGGCTTGCGCCTGCGCGTGATAGGTGGGTGGAGCTGGCGCAGGTGTGGGACAGGACACGCAGCGAGATCATTGACGAATGGGGCGCTGACCTCGATATGCCGTCCGGCATGGATGCCACTGAAGAAATAGCATGGCTGGACGAGGAAGTTGAATACATCGAATACTGGCGCGAGATGACCGAATGGATCGAGCCTGAGCCGGTGATCGAGATGCCGACACAGGATAGCGTAATCGAGGCAACCATTGATAACGTCATGGCGGCGATGGCTGGTTCGGCTGGTTCGACAGGCTCACCAACCGGTGACGCTGCGAACGAACGCGGCGCACAGGAAATACTCGACGGCATTGACAGCGGCGAGGCGGTGGAACTCGACATTAAGGATGAGCCGGAGAAGATCAGGGTGCGGCGTGTGCTGCACATGGTCGTGGTGCGGGATGGTAATACGGGGAAACCAGAGGAAGGCGGGATCGTGGTCAAGGATGCCGTCATCGTGCCGGGCTACTCGCAAATCCCCTATATCAAATGGTCTGGAATTGCCACACCACTAGGCGGCGGCGATTCTGACCTGTCCATCCTGTACGCGCTGGGCAATGGTGACGGCGGGAGCGACAGCTACGGCATCCTGCAAGCGTGGAATCTGCTTGCGTCATTGGATATGGGCGAGGCGCTTAATGCTGCAAACCCGCCACTGGAAACCGATGATGAGAAGGCAACCATTAACGCCCATGCCGGCGAAATCACCACCGTCCAGAAAGACCGCCATGTCCGCCCATTGCGAGAGCCTGGGCAATCACTAGCGTTTTCGCGCATGAGCGAACAGATGAGCCGGATGGTGGATCGGATTGGCTTGCCGGAGATTTGGTCGGGCATGGTGCAGAACCTATCTGGTCAAGCGATCTCAGGATTGGCAACCGCGTTCACTATGCTGATCGGCTTTAAGCAGCTTGATCGAGAGAGGGCGCTGGAAAACCTGCTGATGCTGGCGCTGGCGCTGACACGCGAGTATGCGCCGGATGACGGCTGGATGATGTACGGCGAGAACGCATACGGGCGCAGCGTAGAGGAAACGCTGAAACCGACTGACATTGCGCCTCATCCACGGGTGCGTGTGAAGCTGAGTGCGTCCATGCCGAAGGATGATATGGCGTTTATCTCGATGCTGGTGCAGTTGGTGAACACTGACCTGCTCAGTTACGAGACTGCGCTTGACCACATACAAAAGACGATTGGCTTGAGCGCGGACACACCAGAGGAAGAAATCGAGCGCATCCTACGGGCGAAGTTGCTACTCAAGAGCGATGTGTCGCAGCAGTTGGCGAAGGTGCTGGCGCTGCGATCTGCTAAACGGATGGCGCGGAATGCCGGTGAGGATGAGGCGATGATCGAGCAACTGCTAGGGATACAACCGCAAGGGCAAGGGCAACCGCAAGGGTTGCCCCAACAGATGCCGCCTCAAGGGATGCAACAGCCACAAGGCGCACCTCCGCCAACGATGGGACTGCCGCCTAATGTGCTGCCGCCCTCGCCGGACCTGCTGGCTGGCGCCGGGCGAATACCACAGGCGAACAACCTGCAAGCGGGGATGAATCTGAATGAGGTATTGCAATGAAAGTATTAACAGCCGCGTATCAAGGCGCGGAGAAGATTCTGGAACGCACGATGCAAGGGATTCTGGATGATGACCTGGCGACTGACGAGGATCAATTGAAGGTGTACGAGAAGCTGCGCGGCAACCCGCAGGCGATCAGCATGTATGCCGTTCGCTTTGCGCCGGAGGGGAGCAATCCGATGGTCGAGGCGCGCAAGTATGAACTGGCGATGGAACAGAAGTGGAAGTCCCGTTATGGGAGTGGAGGTATGAGCAATGGCAACTAACAACCAGTGGCAACCGCCGCAGTATGGATACGCGGCAAATCCTGATCCGTGGGCGCAATGGGTGCAGTCGGTGACGAGGCAGTCTGTGCCATACGCACCATCAGTACAACGTCAAATGACGTGGGCTCCTGGCGGCACGGGTCCGCTTGGCTACTATCCGCAGGCATTTGGTACACCTGCTGCCGCCGGACCGAGTGCGCCACAAGCACCAGCCGCTAATAACTGGAACGCCCTCTACCCGCAACCGTTTACGGCATGGGGTATCAACCCTAACTACTGGCGGAGTTTGCCAACGCAGCAAGGAGGGCAACCGCAAGGGTTGCCCCAACAAGGGTTGCCCCAACAGGCGGCGCAGACGATGGCGCAGATACCGGCTGGGCTGGGGATCGGCGGCGCGTCATCGCTGCCGGGCTGGAACTTCGGGCAATGGGGGCAGAACTGGCAGAACCCGCTCGAAGGTGTGCCGCTTGAGTATTGGGATTACGCGCTGGCATCCTCACAGTATGCGCTGCCGTGGCAGCAGCAGCAGGATTACAACCGCTGGAAGGGTGAGGAGATCGGGCTGTCGCAGCAGCAGTTGGCGTTGCAGCAGCAAACCGCACAGCAGCAGGCGGAGCAATGGATGAAGGAATACACGGCTGCACAGAACCAATGGGCAGCGCAGCAACGGCTGGCGAACGATCAGTTCGATTGGTCGAAGAACACCTGGGGGCAGGAGTTTAACCGCGCCAACGTGAACGACGCATGGACGCGCCAGTCTGACCAGTGGACGCAGGCGATGCAAGCCGCTACTAACGCATGGCAACGCGATCACTCGAAAGAACAGAACCGCATACAGGATCAGGGTAACGCGCTGGCGGCGTGGGGTCGCCGGACGAACCCGCTTATCTCCGCAATGTAACAAGGGGGGTGAATGGCTAAGGTCAATACTTCGTGGTGGACTGCGCCTAACGCGATCTCGGCATTTAACGCGAACAATGCGGCGGCGCTGGCTGCGGTGATGAACGCGCAGAATCCACAACCGGCACAGGCGAATCAGTGGAACGCGATCGGTCCGGTCAATCCAAACGCTGCGCCTGCTATGCCTGCTTTGGGTCCGGTCAATCCAAACGCTGCACCCATTGCGCCAACACCAGCGCCATACCAGCCGGTGAACGGGTGGCTGCCGCCCAATAACGTTGATCAGAACGGTGTGCTGCAATACACCTACACGCCTCCGGTTGACCAGACACCGCCTCAATGGGTGCAGACGGCGGCGGAGATTGGGGATGTGCTGGCTGCGCCTTCGAGGGCGGTTAGCAATTTGATCTTCCCTGGCAATGCCGCGTATAGACCGGATGCGCTTAAGAGCGATGTGCGGAATCTGTGGCAAGGCAAGACACCAGAATGGTTTGCGCCGGCAGATCGGTATGAGGGCATTGTGGAACGTGAACTGGCGCGCGACTTCCGCACGGCGGCTAATGCGGCGCAAGCTGGCGATGTGCGTACTGTGCTTGAGAAAACCACCATGCAGAGTGCTGCGTCCATGATCCCGCAGACCGTGGAACAGTTCAAGCAGAACCCTAGCCTGTTGAGTGGTGTGCAAGTGGCTATGTCGGCGATGGGAGCGATGTTGCCATTGATGCCCAAGGCGCTATTCCCTGTTACCAATGCGCCAACACAGCAGGCAGAGGCGATATTAGGCGACATTATGAGTTACGTGCCTGTGCCGGGCGGGGCTATCGGCGAGGGGCAGAAGGCGGTTGCCACGCTGGGCGGTCTTGAGCAAACGCTGCAAGACGTACCCGGCACGATGCGCAGGTTACAGGGTGAGATTGATGCGGTGAAGCGCGGCGAGAAACCACTGCTGACAATCGAGGAAGCGTCGCGCGACTATGCCAACACTATCGCGAAGGCAGTAGCGGATTACCACGGGCAAGACTTCTCATTGCCATACCGACAGGCTGGCGGTGTATTGGATCGCCCAATCAAAGGCAACCTGAACCTGTACTCCGGCGCGGCGGCGGTGCTGAGTGGGGATGACCCGACAACCATTGATGAGATTGGCAGATGGGTGGATTATCAGTCGCGCCACATTGTATTTAGTGGTCCAGACGCGCGGCGTGAGGCGATTGATCGTATCGCACACGGCGAGAATCCGCAGATTGCCATGCGTGGATTGGTAGCACCACCGAAGGATGCGCTGGATGATGAGATCGAGCTATGGGAGCAAAGCGTACAGAACCACATGGCGGTGACTGAGCGCGTAGCGTACACGAGCGCGCGGATGGGCGGGGCAACTGACGCAGAGGCGCGCACGGCGGCGGCGGAAGTGGCGGCTGACGCAGAACGCTTTATATCCGAGTTCGGCATGATCAAGGGCGCAGAGCGTCCACTGTCCGAGGGCATACTACAAACGGCCTTTGGCTTCTCGCCATTGGACCCGATGAACTATGCCGGATTGGGTAAGCTGTTCGGGTGGCAGAGGCTATTGCCCAAGGCGCGGGCGCAAGGGCAAGCGGCAACTCTCTCACGGGTATACGAGGCTGCTGCAAAGAACGCGGCTGGCTACACGATGGCGGAGGAAGTGGCGGCGGCGAAGCGCGGTCTGTCGCCGGAGATGGTGTCGCGCGAAACGGAGGCGAAGCGGACGCTGGGACTAGACACGCAGGGCGATCAGCCTACTCCACGCGCTGAACCGACACTGGCGGACGATCTACCGGCAGAAGCGCCGGGCGCAAGCGCGAACGCATGGCAGCGATTCGGGGCGCAAGCGTATCTGCAATATGTCAAGATCGCGGAACTACTGCCGCAATCCACGGGACACATGGTACAGGGCTATGCGATGGATATGCTGCATAACCTGACCAGAGGGGCGCGCAATGCTGCAGAAGCGGCGCGGCGGATACAAGCCTTTGTGGATGAGCCGGGCAGCCTGGTATCGGAGATGGGGAGTGTGCCGCTATCGGTCAAGGCGGAGTTCGCGCGCCCGGTGATCCGCGATGCGATGGACGGCATTATGAAGGTGCTATCCGGCGCGGGTGACAGGCTGGATCATGGCGCGCTGCTGGAAGGCTGGCTGAAACCTACCGAGATGGCGGCGAACAAGCTGAGTAACGTCAAGCCATTGGGGGAGCGTTCGGTGCTGGAACGTTGGGGCGCTGGCGTGAAGGGCTGGCTGGGCGAGTTCGCGCTGCGTACACCTGGCTATGCAATCCGCAATGCGATCAGCGACAGCGTGGTCATGGCGATGGATGGTGTCTATTCGCTGGACACCTACAAAGACCTGACCAAGTTCTTAGGCAAGTACAAGATTGACAGGGCGTTGATTACCGGCAAACGTCCAGAGGAGATGCGTGAATCGAAGTTAAGCCGTGTGCCGGTGATCGGCACGGTGCAGAATGCCATCGGCAGAATGAACGAAGTATGGGATGACGGCAGGCGCGTTCGCGCGTTTACTACGGCATTCCGGCAGTTCATGGGCGCGAACTATAAACCCATCATCAGCGAGGGGGCGAAACAGATATTGGGACCGCAGTTCGGTGACGCGGTGGCGAAGCTGGAACAGATGTGGCGGACTGGATCGTCCACGCAGGAGATACGCCAGATGTATGAGGCGGTCATCTCTCCGCGCACGGCGATGGACGACTTCAACATTATGGGCGCGCTGGAATCGCGGGGCATACCGTCTGATGCGGTATCGCCCGAGCTGGGCGCGCGGGTGTGGGGGGAGCTGCGCAGGGCAACCACGGATATAGAGGTTAATCACATCCTGGACAAGTACGAGGATATGATCATCCAAGACCAGCAGGCGCGCATGGCGCTGATGGGTGACGTGGTATCTCCGAAAGGCATCACTGAAAAGACGGTTGAGATGGACGCGGAAGAATACCGCGCGATGCTCAACAAGATAACCGAGAAGGCGGTGAAGGCTGGCGCAATGTCGCAAGAGGACGCGGTGAAAGCTGCGGACGAAATGGCGCGCCAGGTGTTCGAGTATGAGGTAACGATTCATAACGCGCGCGCATCCATTGGGCAGGCGTTGGCATATCTCGGTGATGGCGCGGACCTGCAACGCGCCCATGCGCTGATCGCGTATGCGATGGATATGGAGTATTCCATCCGCAACACGGCGCGCGAGAACCAGCACAAGCTATACCTGCAAACGCTTGACCGGATCAATAACACGCGCGGGATATTGCGGCGTGATGGGATCGGCATACGCCGGGCGTGGGACGAATACCGCAGGCTGAATGACGGCGAACAACGGACGCGGTTGCGGGAGATCGCGGAGATTCATAAGTGGACGGCGGACGCGATCATTCGCAGCAGCACGGATTGGGATGGGCTATTGAGGGAGCGCCCGGACATTGCGAAGGCGGCGAACACGGCTGACCGGCTGTTGGAACAGGCGATGGACTTGGTGCGCAAGGGCGGCGTAGAGGACTTTGAGGCGGTGCTGCTCGGCAATCGCACACGGATAGACCTGGGCAGGCGAGAGGCTTACCGGCAGGCACAGGTGGTATCACGCGCTGAACCGGAATTGGCGGCGCATGTGTTTGACGTGCTGCTATCCACGGAGAAGGATGTGCAGATGGCGGCGGCGCGCACGGTGGGATCGGTGCGGCTGGAACTGGCGCGTAAAGATGCCGGCATGATTGACCTGGCGGAATACGACACGCGGGTGAACGCGCACTGGAATCATTACTTCGACTTTGCAGAAAACCGCTATGGCAAGTACGCGCAGGCGCAGTTGCTATGGATGCAGGTGCGCAATAGCGCAGTAGCGAAGGGGATGCGCGCGCTGGGATGGGAGGATGATGCCATTGCTGACCTGTTCGGCAAGACGGAACAGGCAGAGGGCATGATTCGGGCGCAGGAGATTCTTGATAAGCGGATACGCGGCGATGTTACACCGGAGCCTAAACCTGTGCGGCGTGAGAGAGCGCCGGTAGAACCTGAACCGGCGCGGTCATTGTTGGAACAAGCGGATGAGGCTGCACCTGAAACACCGGCTGCACCACGCCCACGGGCGGAGATAAGTTATCCGTATGACGTGGACGCGCTGGACGGGACGAAGGTGGTGCTGGCGGACGCGGTGCGCGAAATACTGGATAACAACATCGAGAACGCGATGGATGTGGCGGCGCGCTTTAACTTGGGAGAGTATGAGGCGGGGATGCTGCTACGGGCGGCAAAGGCTACGACTGGCGGTGAGCGCGCGCCGGGCAAAGCTGGGCGCGAAGCACGGGCAGTCGGCAGCACACCGGATAAGAAGTACCGGCTGCGTCGGTGGCTGGCTGATCTGGATGACGTGATTCCGTCGAACACGGCAAGCGGCGCGGTTGATCCGCGGTATCCGGCGCATTTCCAGCCACGGGATAGAACACGGCAGGGTATGCAGCAGCAGGTTAATAAGATGGCGCTGGCGTTTGATTCGGATGCCGTCTTAAGTGACTTCCGCGTAGTGGGGCGCGGCGCGCCAACGGCTGTATCTATGAACGGCAAATGGTATGTGGTGGATGGCAACGGCAGAACGCTACTGCTAAAGAAGATTAAACAGGATGCGCCGGAGAAGTACGCGCAATACCTGGACGATCTCAAGAGCCGGTTGGCTGAGAACGGATTTACCGAAGCGGACCTTGAGGGGATACGCACTCCGGTGCTGATCAGTGAGTTGTTGGATGACGTTGATGTAGTGGAGTTTGCGCGTGAGGGCAACGTGCAGCAGAGTATGGCAATGTCGCCGTTCGAGGAGGCGCGCATTGATGCCACGCGCCTACTGGATGATGCCGTTACCAAGCTGGCAATCGGTGAAGATCAGACAGTGGACGAGGCGATCACGTCACTGGACAATCAGCAATTGGTGATTGGATTCATCCGCACCCTGCCGGAGACTGATCGCAATAAGTTAGTGACGAAAAATGCCACATCGCTGAACCAAGATGGCATTAACCGGTTGAAACATGCGCTGTTCGTCAAGACATACAACAGTGAATCCGGCATACGGCTGGCAGAATCGTTTATCGAGAGCGCGGATAGCGGGGTAAAGAACATCGAGAATGCCATGTTTGCCAGTTTGGGGCAGATGGCGCGCGCGGAAACGCTGGCGAATAGCGGGGCGCGCGATGCGGGGCTGGCGATTGCGGATGACTTGGCGATTGCGGTTGAGGGGTTGGCGCGGATGCGCAGGTCGAGGCAGAAGCTACTCGACTTTATAAACCAAATACCAATTGACGGCGGTCAGGAATTGACCAAAGTACAGAAGGCATTGGTCGTTTTCTTCCACGAAAACGCCGGAGCCGTCAAGACGATGCGCGAGTTCATGCGCAACTACGCGGCGGCGGTTGAGAATCAGCCTGGCAGGGATTCACCGGGGATGCCTGGCATTGATCTTTCGATGACGAAACAGGAGATCGTCTATAAGCTGGTCGCGGATGTGCAACGGGCAAAGGAAGATGCGGCAAAGGCGAAGCTATTTGGTGAGCCGCTCTATCCATCGCCGTATGACAGTGCGGTTAATCCGCGAGAAGCGGCGGACGTGAGTGTACCAACGGAGGCAGACAGTGGAAGGACATTCGATAGCCAACACGCATATCGAGTTGCTGGACCCGGAGAAGATACGGGAGTTGACGGACGAGATGCTACTGCAGGAGATGGAGTTTTACGGGCTGACACCATTTCTATTGAAGTTGAAACTAGACCTGACACAACTCCCGAAATGGCGCGAGTTGGCAGAAACCTTGTTGCTGACCTGGAATTACAGGATAGATCTAACCAAGCGGGGCAGGCTGTACGTGCAGGAGAGAATGGGCAGACCGGTGTACGGCGGCAAGGCAGAGTAACTACTGTCGCCTCGCGGTTGGCGGATTCGCTGCGCATTGATGGCACAGCATCACTCATTGGGCAGAGGGTACAAACCGCGCAAGACCTCGGCACACTGGCGCAGGTGTTCCGTGATCCACGCTACGAAACTGCGCGCTACTTCTTCATTGACGTAGATGGCAAGGTCATCGGGGAAACCGGCGTGTCCTCACGCCTGCCTGGTATCAGCGTTATTGCGCCGGAAGGCGTAGAAGACGATATTGCGTGGCTCAAGGGACTGATAAAGAGCCACAATGCCGCACAGGTATGGCTGATGCACAATCACCCCAGCGGCTATGTCAATCCTAGCCAACCCGATATGCAGGGGACGGCGCAGATCGCACACGCACTAGGCGAAGCCTTTGGCGGTCACATCATTATTGACCACAATAAGTTTTTGATGATGACGCGCAAGATGGACGTTCCTATTGAGAGTGGGGGGCGCTTCTTGAATTTTTTCAATGTCGAGGAAGTGAGAGTACCCACCAGTGAGCCAACGGATGCGGAGGTAGCCGACTTTGCGGCAAGGCAAACGCCGGAACACCTGCAAGAGATCGAGGCTATTTATGATCGTGATCCGGTTATTGCGATCAGACACATTATCAGGCAAGATAAGCAGACTGATCCGCTGCTGAATCGGGAACCGGGCGATGTAAACATAGGCTGGAAAGTGCCTGGTATGGGGTCAGACTTCGCGCGCAACCTGTTCTACATTGGAAAGCAGTACATGACCGGAGATCATCCTGTGTTGATGGGATTGGGCGCGGATTACACATTGCAAGCCATCGGAACACAGGTCATCGAGGATATCCGCGCACAGGATGGGATGCGGATTGCGGCGCAGATACGCGCGTTTGGGCGCAATAACGGGGCGCGGCATGTGGCGATGCTGATACCGAAAAATTTGGCGGACCTGAGTCAGGACGACTGGCGGCTGATTGACTTCTCGATCACCACTAAACTGCTGATGGATGTGGTCACGGTGGATGGGCGCAGCGTGAGGAGCAATTCAGAGGCAAGCCCTTCTGCTTGGATGGAATCGCAAGGCGTGGAGTTGGGGACGATACCGAAGGGGCGCACACTTTGGGACCCCGGAACGCAGATAGATATGTTCGGCAACTACGTCTTTGACGATGCGCCGAAACCGGCAGAACAACCACGGCAAGCGGCGCAACCGGCACGGCAAGAGACACCTCGGCAGGCGGCGCCCCAGCAGCAGGCAGAGACACCTCGGCAAGCAGAACAACCACGGATGGCGGCGCAGGCTGAACAACCACGGCAAGCGCAACCAGAGACACCACGGGCGGCGCAGATACCGGCAGAGCCGAAGCAGGTCACGGCTGAGAACATCACAACCCAAGATGCCATTGAGATGTTGCAGGATGGGAGGCTAACCGGACACCAGCTTAATGAGATTGGTCCGCTGTTAAAGCAGGAAAAGCTAGTCCAGCGAGCTATCGGCGGGGGCATAGATGGGGAGCGCGTGTATGTAACGCCGACTGGCAAGCAGGTTCGCTACACCGATACGCGCGTTTATCGGTTTAACAATGGCAAGACAGCGAAGATAACGCTGACGGGATTTGACCGTGAGCATATGTCCATCAGCCACGATCTATATGAGATACCTGATCTCACATGGGATGGGGCGGATGCACTCAACCAGCAGTTGAGGAATAGCCCGGTCATCCCGTTTGAGCAGGATCAACGGGCGCGCATCGCGGACGTGCTGAACGAAACGAAGCCGATGACGCGCGCGGATGTGCGCGGGGCGCTTGAGGCGGTGGCGCGGGGTGAACTGGATCCCGAGATGGTAAGCGCGGCAGTCAAACAGGGCATAGAGGATATTGAACGCAGAGCCGCGCCGGTGCGCAGAACGGGAGTGTACAAGCTGCCGGATGGGACGGAATTGCAGTATGACGGCGTGGGCTTGCTGGGCGGCAGCGGGTCATATCGGGTGACGCTGTACATGCATGATGCCGATGGCAACCAGAAAACGATTTATCAGTTTGCGCCTGCGAACCTGACGGCAGCATCGGCGCAGCGGTCCGCGCTATTGCGGCAGATAACTGGAAGTGGTACAACTATTACAGGGGGCGCAAATGCTAGACCAACTACTACCCAACCAAGAGGAGCAACCGCAGGAGATACCGCCCGAACTGGCGGGGCAAGGGGAACAGGCACTACCGCCCGAACTGGCGGCGCTGATGCAGCAGCAGGGGCAAGCGATGCCGGACGAACTGGCAGGGCTGTCAAACCCACCAAGCGAGGATCAGATGATTCCTGGCTCGGCGGACTCTTTGCCCACATCCCCGATGAGCAGCCTACCGCTACCCGTGGACGAACTGAGCCAACCACGGGCGGAGCTGATGCCGCAGGAAGAACCGGCGACAGCGGAGGACGACGATCCCTGGCAACTGAAACACCCGCACCAGATACCGCAACACGCCTCGATCAAGGAGGAGATACGCAAGCAGTGGAAACTGGCGGATCCGAAGCGGTACAAGGCGCTGGTGAAGAAGGGGGAGCTGGAAGCGGAAGTGCAACTGGCACACGACGAACACGTCCAGACGTTCGGGGCGTACATCGAGGCGGGAGCGGGGTATTACCCGGCATTGGAGATGGCACGGGCAACGTGGAAGTGGGAGACACCGGAGGAAGAACACCCGCTGGACAAATACTCGATCAAGAAGTACGGGATACCGATGCCGGAATACATGCACGAGGGGGACGAGGAAGCGGAGAGGATAATGCGGGAGTACCGCAAGACACATCCCTACGCCTAGACGATGCGCCGGACAGCCTCAAGGCTGAAACCGAGGCGGTGCGAAATGACGAAGCCAGGGCGATTGATGAGGCGTGGAGCGCGCTGACTGACACAGAGCGCGGACAGTTTACGGACTGGCTGACCACCAGCACACACCCCATCGCAGGCGAGAAAGTTCCACTGGCAACCAAGTACCATATCCTCTCGCGCGTGTTTGCAGATGAGATCAATGATGAGCCGCGATCGGTCCGGCGCGGCAATGGCAACTACGACTACCTCATCACGGAGAAGGATGCGATAGGCGCAGGAGGCGCGCGCACCAAGTACAAAGCCAACATCGAGGCAATCCGCATCCTCAAGGCAATTGAGGAAGAAGGCAGATACGCTTCGCCGTATGAACAGGCGGCGCTGGTGCGGTATGTCGGTTGGGGCGGCTTGTCTCAGCCGGTGAACACGCTCAAGTATTACCCTGATTGGCATGACGCACAGCGCGAAGTGCGCGGTATGCTCACGCCGGCAGAACTGGAATCGGCGGGATTGTCCACGCCAAACGCGCACTTTACCAGCATCCCCATTGTTGATGCGATGTGGGGGATCATGCAGCGGTTGGGCTTTGGCGGCGGGAGAGTGCTGGAACCGGCTGGCGGGATTGGTCACTTCCTCGGCAGGATGCCGCGCGATGTGTACGCGAAGTCCACGATGACGCTGGTCGAGATGGATAGCCTGACGGCGCGCATTGCCAAGCAGTTGTATCAGAACGCGGACGTTCACGAGAAGCCGTATCAAGAGGCGCGCATCCCGAACAACTGGTTTGACCTGAGCATATCGAATGTGCCGTTTGGGAACTACGCGGTCTATGATCCAGCCTTCCGCGATAACAAGGCGCTGACAAGCAGCATCCATAATTACTACTTCGCCAAGTCGCTTGAGCATGTGCGCCCTGGCGGGGTGATCGCTTTCATCACCAGCCGGTACACAATGGATTCGATGGGCGCTGAAGTGCGGCAGTACATCGCTGATCGGGCGGAGTTGATCGGCGCGTTCAGACTGCCCAATACGGCGTTCGAGGGTAACGCGAATACGAACGTCACCACGGACGTGCTATTCCTGCGCAAGCGCGCGCCGAGTGAGGAAAAGACCGGACCGGCGTGGGTCAAGACGGTGAAGCAAACTGATCCGGTAAGTGGGCGCGAGTACGACATCAACGAGTATTACGCGAGTAATCCCGATATGCTGCTGGGGCGGATGGAAGTGACCGAACACGGCAACACATCCGGCAATGAGTGGCAACCGAACCTGATGCCGACACGCCCACTAGAGGAAATGCTGCCGGAAATTGTGGCGCGCTTCCCCGAGAACATCTACACCGAGGGCATCCACGTCGAGGCGGAGGAAGCGCAGATGGTGGCGGCGATGGCGGAGTTCAAGCTAAAGAAGCGTGTTGTCGAGGGGCAATACATGGTGATGGACAGCAGGCTGCACAAGGTTGTGAAGGGCGCGCCTGTGCCAGTGCAGTTTGACGTGCATAAGACGGCGGCGCTATCGGATGGCGCGCGGCTGGTCGAATCGCTGCAAACCACGCTGGCGGAGATGATGAATCCGAACAGCACGGATACCAGCATCGGTACGCACCAACAGACGCTTAACACGCAATACGATACGTTTGTGAAGCGGTACGGCAGGGTGAACGATGCGAGAGTGGCGGAGTATTTTGCGGATGATCCCCTGTATCCACGCCTGTTGAGCCTTGAGAAGAAGAACGAATGGGGCGCATGGGATAAGACGGACGTATTCAGCAAGCGCGTAGCCGGCGCGGGAATTGCGATCACGCAGACGGACAGCGCGCAAGAGGCGTTGTATGCGTCACTGTTCAAGCACAATAGCGTTGATCTCGGCTACATCAGCCAACTGCTGCGGCGCGGACGCGATGAGACGATTGAAGCGTTGGGGGAAATGGTGTACCACGATCCTGACGGGATGTACGTGACGAAGGCGGAATACCTGTCGGGCGATGTAGTGGGCAAGCTAGAGGAGGCGCGTGTCGCGGCAAAGACGGATGAACGATACCAGCGCAACGTCGAGGCGCTTGAGAAGGTGCAGCCTGAGCGCATCCCTGCGGGGAAGATCACCGCGCGGTTAGGGTCGCCGTGGATTCCTCCTGATGTGATCGAATCGTTTATTACCTCACTCAGCGGCGCGAAAGTGGCGGTCGAGCATATTGACGGCACGACTGACTGGAACATCAGTATCAAGCAAGCTGGCAAAGAAGACATGATGTTGCAGTACCAGACACCCGACGTTAGTTTCATGTATCTGGTGCGGCAGGCGTTGGCACTCAAGCAGCCTACCGTTACATTTAAGGATGCTGAGGGCAGAGAGCATATTAACCAAAGAGCAACCGAGGCGGCGCGCGAGAAGCAGGCGAAGATCAAAGAGGCGTTTGAGAAATGGGTGTGGCGTGATCCGGCGCGCATGGGGCGGCTGGAAGATTTGTACAACCGGACGTTCAACTCGTATATCCCGCGCACATGGGATGGGGCGCACATGCAGTTTCCGGGGATGAACCCGCAGATCACGCTCAACCCACACCAGAAGGCAGGCGCATTCCGTATTGTGTCGGGGCAGAATGTTTACCTGGCGCATGGCGTTGGAACGGGCAAGACGTTCACGATGATCGCCGGTGGGATGGAATTGCGGCGGTTGGGCTTGCGCCGTAAGCCGATGTATGTTGTGCCCAATATGATGTTGGAACAGTTCGAGCGAGAGTTCAAGCTGCTGTATCCAATGGCGAACATTCAGGTCATCAGACCGGACGACTTAACGCCGGTGAAGCGTCCGCGTATGGTGGCGCAGATCGCAACCAGCGATCTCGACGGCGTGATTGTGTCGCACGAGACATTCGCGCGCTTCCCGGTTAGCGCAGAAGCACGGGCGGAGTTCATGCGCAAACAGATCGCTGACCTGGACGATATGATGAAAGGTCGGGGCGATGAGAAATCGTGGCGTTTCAAGCAACTGCAAAAGCAAAAGCTGGATTTGGAGGCGCGGCTGGAGAAGATGCTATCCGGTAAGAAGGACGACGCTACGCTGTTCGAGGAGTTGGGCGTGGATCAATTGTTCGTGGATGAGGCACATGCGTTTAAGAATCTGCGCTACACCACACGGCTGGACGGCGTAAAGGGCATGGGATCACCAGAGGGCAACATGAAAACGATGGATATGATGCTCAAGGTGCGCTTGCTCAATAAGATGAATGGCGGCGGCGGCGTGGTTTACTCGTCCGGCACACCAGTATCGAACTCGCTGGCAGAAACATACACCATCATGCGCTACCTGCAGCCAGACACGCTTGACCAGTTGGGGCTGCGGACGTTTGACGCATGGGCGGGATCGTTTGCGGAAGTGGTGGAATCAATGGAGAAAACCGCGACTGGCGCAAAGAAGTCGGCGCGGCTGAGTGGTTATGTGAACATGCCGGAGCTGCGTTTCCTGATGAGCGAAACCACGGACATTAAGACACAGGACACGCTCAAGCTATCCGTGCCGAAGATCGAGGGCGGCGAACCGCAGTCGGTTGTCGCTGAGAAGTCGCCGGAGATGAAAGCGATCATCGCGGATCTGGTGAAGCGCGCCAAGTATCTTGAGCAGAATCCCGGCGAGGCAAAGAAGAAGGGCGGAGATAACATCCTGGTCATTAACGGCGATGCGAAGGCGGCGGCGCTCGACATTCGCACTTACGCGAAGGGCTTGCCGGATGTGCCGGGGAGCAAGCTGAACACCGTGGTAAAGAACGTGTTGGATATATACCAGCAGACCAGCAATTACCACGGGACACAGATGATCTTCTGCGACTTTAGCAAGCCGAAGAAGCACGGCGGCGGACAGCGCACGGGATTCAGCGCCTACGATGACATTATCGAAAAGCTGGTTGCGGGGGGCATCCCGCGTAATGAGGTCGTCAGCATCTACGATTGGGACACGCCACAAAAGAAGGCGCAACTCAATAAGCTGGTGAACGAGGGTAAGGTGCGCGTGGTGCTGGGCAGCACGGATAAGCTAGGCACAGGCACAAACATGCAGCAACGGTTGTATGCGGCGCACCATTTGGACATTCCGTACACACCGGCAAAGATGGAACAACGTAATGGGCGCGTGGTACGGCAAGGCAACCTGCACGTCCAATGGGACAAGCCGGTGAAGGTGCTGAACTACGTGACCAAAGGCACGTTTGACGAGGTTATGTGGGCGCTGCTGCGAAAGAAGGGATCGTTTGTCGCCACGTTCATGAGCGAGAAACCGCTGGGGCGCAAGGGCGTGGATGATAGCGCGTTGGTGCTGAACGCGCGGCAGATGGAGATGGCATCGTCTGACGATCCAACCATGCTGCGCCAGGCAGAACTAGAGAACGACATACAGCGATACGAGAACCTACACGCGGAATATCTGTACCAGCGGCAACAGAACGGAGTGCGGATCAGCCAGGGCGAAACAAAGCTGGAACGGCAGCGGCAGGACGCGCAGGTTTTATCACGGGCGGCGGCGACATACCGAACTGAGAAACAGAAGCCGTTTAGTATGCGCTGGAACAACGAGACACACTCGGCATGGATTGACAAGAACGCGCGCACGACTGTGAATAACGCGATGATCGCGTGGGCGAAGGATCCCGGCGAAGCGCCTCCGGCTGGCGAGGTCAAGCCGCTGGGCGAAGTGCAGGGCTTGCGGCTGGAATGGGATGGCAGATATGATTCGCCGGATGCCAAGTTCAGGGGAGTAGAACACCTATTCCATGCGTCACCGGAAGGGCGCAAGATGATCGAGGCGCAGATGGAAGTGGGACCGGTGATCCGCGTGGTATCGGATTACTACGGCGGCGAGACTGTTGGCAAGTTCATCCTATCGCCACGGGACGGCGCGCAAAACATTACGCGGTTGGAGAACATACTGACCGGGTTAGAGGCGCGGAAAGAGGCGGCGATCAACAGTATGCGCGACACGGAGAACCTACTGCGCGAATTGCGGATGCAGATGGCACAGCCGTTTGAGCATGATATGGTGTGGGATCGCTCGAAGGTGGAGCTGGCAGACCTCAAGAGCAAGTTCAGCGTACAGGACGAAGTAATTGACGAGGTGGACGCAATCGAGCGCAATGAGGATTACACGGGGCGCGAGGCGAAGGTATTCCAGGAGGAGGGCGCGCCTGATCCGTATGCCGCGCTCAACGATGAACAGATCGAGGCGGCGGCGCTGGCGGATGCGCCTGTGCCGGTGGATGGACTGGTGGCGCAGGATGCAGACGCGGAGATGACCGGCAATACCGGCGAGACACACGCGCACCAAAGCCTGCTCGACTATGTGACCAAACAGCAGCTTGAGGCGTTGAACGCGATACGCGATGGGGCGTTGAAGCATCTCGGAGATGCGCCCAAACGCACGAAGCCTACACTCTCGGCGGATCAGTTGAAGGTGCTAGAGGCGGAAGTGCAGCAGGCGGTGCGGCAGTTGAATGAAACCGTGGACGCTGGTAAGACTTATGCCAATGAGCGCAGTAACTTCGCGCTGATGGACTACGGCAATAAGCGCGGTTTCGATCTGTGGCTGTCGTCTATTGCGCCGTTCTACTATTGGGCGACACGCCAGGGCAGAAACTTCATCCTGCGCGCGTTGGATAATCCGCAATTCCTGATCGCCTACTGGCGCTACAAAGAGGCGATGAAGAAGCACAACAAGCGGCGCGGCACACGCAAGCGGTTTGAGACTGCGTTCCGCATCCCTACGCGCGATCTGACTGGCGGGGCGATGGATGATGTGTATTGGGATCCGACAAGCGCGCTGTTCCCGTTTGACCAGATGTACGGTGAGGGATATGACGAGGAGGCTACTGGACTGCAGGGGATGTACAACACGGCAAGCCAGTTCGGTATGCGCCCACATCCGGTGATTGACGTGCCGCTGCGACTGACCGGCGCGCTGACCAGTAAGTCACCCAACCAAGAGGGGTATGAGGCAGAGCAGGCGGAATGGGGACCGGGCAGCGTGGGTAAGCTGCTGCAACAGTCCAGCTTGGTGCAAGCGGTGTCGGCGGCGCTGGGCATGGGTCCGTCTGGAATGGGGATTAATCCCGAGTCGCCGTTGCGTAAGGCGCTGGGGCTGACTGAGACAGAAGGGTTTGACGCTTATCGTGTGGGGCGGTCAATCTCCAACATGGCGGCGGAACAGAACAAAGCCTACGGGGAGCAGTTTGACCGCAGACCATACCTCGCGGCGCAGGAGTTTGTCGCCAAGCATGTAAGCGATCTGCCCACGGCGCTGACCAGCATGAAGCCGGCAGAGATCGCGGCGGAATTGGGCATTGATCCGACAATGGCGGCTTACGCGCTGCAAGTGGCACAAGCCGCGGCGCGGATGGCGGCGCAAGAGCGCGGGACAAGCCAAGTGGCGAGTATCCTGGGCGGACAGCGGCTTGTCGCGCATCCGCAAGGGGAGTATGAGCGCGCCGAAATGAGCCGACAGGAACGCGGCGCGGCATGGAATCCAGCCACACAACAGGGCAGCCGGGTGGATGTGCAAGCGGTACAGCGCGCGAATCCGGCGCTGGAAGTTCAACGGGCGCAGTATGGGACGCTGCCTGGCGAACAGAGCGATTACCGATGGCTGTATGACCGCGCGATGCAGGACGAGATCAATACCAAGTTTGACGCGCTGAAAGAACAGGTGATCGTAATGCGTCCGTGGGATCGCAAGGCGGGATATGCGATTGAAGATGCGCGGCGCGCTGCGCTTGATCGCGTGGACCGCGACAAGGTGAGTAGCACGGCGGCATGGCAGGACGACTATCTCAGGGCGATGAACGCAACGGCTGGCACAAACGCGGTTCCGCAATCGGTATCACCGGCGACGGCGCTACAAAGCTACAAACCGCGCAGCGTGGCGGGGGCGAATCCAACGGAGAAGTTGGAGATACGGCAGCAGGAGATCATGCAGCAGGTTAGCCGGACGCAACCACGGGCTGAATCCTTTATGACACCACAGGGCGAGATTGACTACAAAGCCTACCGGATGGCGCTGGACGAGTGGCGCGGATCGCTGGGCAAAGTGGCGGCTGGACTACCGGCTACACAGTTGATCATGGCGAAGGCGACAGAGGAAGGCAATGCGGCGACGATGAAACAGTTTATGGCTGGGCTGACCGGCGATCAACTGGATCAATATCGCTGGCGGTATGACACGCCACTAGAGGCGGCGCAACGGACGTACTACGAGGCGATCTACACGCCAGTCATGGAGGCATATGTCACCATGCGCGATCAGGGCGATACCGAGGCGTGGGATAAGACGATTGGGGCGGTGGGCGCAATCGCCGGACCGATGCTGGCAGACCTGACTAACCGACTGTATCAGGGGCGGTTCACGCCTGAGCAGTTGGCGGAAGTGCAGCGGATTAACATACCGGCGATGGCGGAAGTGATGCGGTTGAATCAGGGACCAGAAGCGAAGGCAAAGACGGCGGCGCGTGATGACTTCTGGAACACCTATAACAATGGGATACCGCCAGGGAGCGCGGCATACGAGATCAAACAGAATCCGCTGGTGGCGCTGATACTGGACAGGGACAGCCGAGGCACAGCCACAACGGAACAGTACGAGATAGCATCGGCATCCATGCGGCAATACGTGGTGCAGAACTACGGGGGAGTGCAGCCGGAATGGACGCAGGCGCGCCAGGAGAAGACGGATTTGGATAAGGCGCTGTCAGCGCAGTACGGGGCTGATGCTCCGGCGCTGGTGCAGGCGTATGACTTCGCGGGTAACGCTGAACAACAGGCGGCGCTACGGGCGCAGTATCCGATTCTGAACACGATCTTGTTGATGCGGTATCAGTATGAGCAGGCGCATCCGGTGTACGCGCTGTACTACTCGCGCAAGGTGGCGAAGTCTGAGCAAGCCGGAGTGGGGATCGCGGCGCCTGCTGGCGCTGCGCCGAGTGGCGGCGGCACAACTGATACGCGCACGAGCGAGTTGGGAGTGTTGAAAGTGCGCAAGGTCGGCAGATAGGTGTAGAATAACCGCAACAGCTTAGGCAGAACACGCCGGGCGACTGAGAACCAGTCGTCCGGCGTTTTTGTTTGGCTGAATTAGCTTAGGCGGAATACGTCGGGCAGCCGTGATATGCGGCTGCCCGTTTTTTGTTTTTCCGCCCGTTCCAAATGGAGTTCCGGGAGGGATAGCCGAATGGAAACAGGATATGACGCACAGGCTGAAACAGTTCCGGCGGCAGGGATGCCGAATGGGATAGGTGACGGTGACCTGGGCAATGGGAATAGCGCAGCTCCCACCACAAGCGGCGCAGTCCTGCCGGAAGGCGTGGACTTAACGCAGTTACCGCAGTTTCGACAGTACCAGAGCCAAATGGATCGCGCGCGCACGGAAGCGGAGCAGCGCGCGGCGCAGTTGCAGGCAAGGCTGGAAGCAATGGAAGCGGCGCAATTAGAGGCACTTTCGCCGGAGGAGCAGCTTGCTCACATACGCAAGCAGCAAGAGGAAGACCGGCGCAAGGATAAGGAAGATCAACGGGTGGCGGCTATATCTCGCCAGGCACAGGATGCCTGTACCGAGTTCGGCATCCAATGGACAGATCCTGCCGTGCAAAGCGTTCTTTCTCGCATCCCGCCAACCGAGCAAGGATTGGCGCAGTTTAACCTCGAACTGGCGCGCATGGTAAAACGGCGCGCCGCGAGTATGCAGCAGCAAACGGAACAGCAGGTGGACGAAGCCACGAACCGCGCGCGCGTGAACGCGCTCAACACGGCAGGGGTGACGCGCACCAGCACTACCGCACCCACGACAAAACCGAGTAGTCGGGAAGAACAACAGTGGAAGCGGTGGAAGAAAACCTATGCAGAACTAATAGGCAAGGGTACTAACAATCCAGCGGTATTTGAGTTAGCGGCAGAAATGCGCGCACAAGGTTTCACATTTGATGACCTCAGAAATCACTAGCTGGGGCATCCCTAGGAGTGAATAAAAATGGCTACTGGACCACGTACTACATTCCACGACACCAGTTTGCAAGAGCGAACTGTGGTGGAATACTTCGATCTTTTGTCGCCCAAAGAGTCCATGTTTCTGAAGGCGATCTCAGGCGGATCGCCGGATAAGCCGGGGCTGAACAGCCTTTCGATGCCGTGCGAATCCAAAAAGTACGAATGGCTAGAGGATGAGGATCCACCGTTCGTTTCGACGTTGGACACCGCGCTGAGCGACAGCGACACCACGCTTGACCCAACGGCTACTCATGTGGAGTACTTCGTGCCCGGTTTGATCTTCTCCATTGATGACGAGTACATGATCGTGGCACAAGCAAGCACTGTTGGGAGCAATCCCACAATCGAGCGCGCGTATGCCGGCACTGCGGCAGCGGCGCACGATGCAGGGGCTGAGATTCACATGTACGGCAACGCCTCGCTGGAAGATGCCGACTTTAAGGGCACCTGGACGAAGGAACTGACCTCGCCGTACAACGTTACGCAGTTGTTCGAGCAGACGATCCTTGTCACCGAGATGGCGCAGGCAATCAAAACCTACGGCATCGATAACGCGCTGGAACGCGAAACGGCAACCAAGACGCGCCGCATGATACGCGAGATGAACCGCGTGGCGTTCTTCGGCAAGCGATACGCGGGCACCGCAAGCAAGCCTTCGATGATGGGCGGTTTGAATTACTACATCCCCAGCGTCAATGTGACAGACCTCCTCGGTGGAACGCTCGAAACGGAACACATTGCTACTGCGATGCGGAACATCTTTGATCGGGTGGGCGCAAGCAACGTACCAGACACGATCATCTGCAATTCCGTAGCGCGCGAGCGCATGACAAAGGTGTTTGCAGCGTCGGGCGTGGTTCGGTACAGCGAGGAACGCGAACGCACCGCAGGGATGGTCATTGATCACATCGTTACGCACTTCGGCACGTTTGACATTTTGTTGGATCAGGACTGCCCACAGACCACGATCTACCTGGTGAAGCTGGACCAGATCGGCTTTGGACCAATGGCAGGTATGCCGATGAGGCGTATGCCCCTCGCCAAGAGTGGACCCGTGGACAAGTTCGGCGTGTACGGCACGTACACGATGGAAGTGCGCAACTCTCTGTCTCATGCCGCGATTAAGAACATCGCGCAGACGATCTAGCCGCAAGGCTAGACGCACAAGGAGCAAGGTATGAACACATATAAGCGAGTTGGAATTACAGCGGCGGTTTTGGCGATGGCGGTTGTAATGTTTGCTGCGCTGCTGGCGCTGCTGACACCGGCACAGCCTGCCGATGCTGCTGGGTATGGGGTGTATCCAACCATCCGCACACACGCGGGGGCTGGTGGGCTGACGACATACACAACCAGCGTGAACCTGGGTGCGGCGAGTTGGCTGTACTACGAGACGGCGGATGTGTATGCGGTGCTGGACCTGACAACGTTGCAGACTGTGACACTGAAAACGCAGAGTTCGGCGGACGGCGTGACCTGGGTGGATGGCACGACTATCTGGAACGGCGTGGTGGCTGATCAGGCGACTACGAGCCGCATCAATGCCCTGGGGTCGCAGTATCGGTTTGTCTTGACCGCCAGCGGGGAGAGCGTTTACACGCCCACGATCAAGATTGTTCTTAAGTAGCCTAATGCGCCATGCGCGCAAGTAGATCAAGTGGCGCAGGGTAACACCTGCGCCACTAGCAAAGGTGAAAAATGGCTAGACGCAAGCAAGCTGACGAGCCGATAGTTGTAGATGAGCCACAGCCACAGGAGCCTGCCGTTGCGGTGTTCGTGATAGCGGTGGGCAGATTGTTGGTGCGCGGGAAGATGCTCACGATGGGAGAGTATCGCACCAGCGATGAGGATGAGATCGCTGTACTGCGCGGTCTGGTGCAGAAGGGGATCGTGACAGAGCTTAACTAGGGGGCATTATGCCTGAAACAATGGCGCAGATGATAACGGCGGTGGCAAAGCGCGCCGGATTCCATCTGCTTGACGTGGCGACAGGTGGCACGACTACCACGCTGAACGCCGCAAAGCTGATCCACAGGGATGGCTACTGGACCGGCAAGTACATCTATTTCCTCTCCGGCAGTAACGCGGGGCTGGAACGTATTGTCACCGGCTACACCAATCACACCCTCGCCTTCGATGCCTGCCCGTACAACGTGGCGGCTGGTGATCAGTTCGAGATCGCTGAGATCGCACGGGATGACCTGGTGTTGGCGGTGCAGGGGGCGATTGGCGCGGCTGGGTCTAGCTGGATGCGGATTGTCTCGGACGAGAGCATGACGCTGGACACCGACACCATGCGCTATGAGATGCCGGACGATTTAGTGAGTATCCTCTCAATTGATATGTTTTACACCGATGACGTGGCGCTTGAATCGTATTGGCTGCCTGTGACCGATTACGAGTTTTATGGTGCACCAGGCGCACGCACATTGATGGTGCGCCAATTCCCTGAATCGCACAGCGCACCCGCCTCAAGCTACCCAATGCGAGTGCAATACCTGGCGTTGCCTACCATGCTGAGTGAGGCGGCGGATGGACTGGATATCGGACTGTTTGAGCGCGATGCCGTGGCGTACATAAAAGAGATGGCGCTGCACTACATAAACGAGCAGCGATTCCAGCGCAACCGCACAGGCGAGGACGCGCGCGCCTGCCTGACCGCTGCACAGCAGCACATGGCGAAGGCTGAGAGCATCCGCGAACGGGCGCATAGCGCGGTTGGGACACGGCGATATAAGACGCGCCAACTGCCGAGGCATATATAGGGTGGTTGTCAAGGCAAGAAAAGGACAAGAAAAGATTAAAAAGGATTAAAAAGGATTAACTAGATGGACAGCATCGAGAAAGAACCCGGCTACGACGTGCTGTTCGTGGATGAGCCGGACCTGCCCTATACCGACAACCCGTATCCTGACACCACATATCGGGCAACCAGCGATGATGACGGCTATGTGATCTCGCGCTGCAACCCTGTATTTCAGGAGTTTACGCTGATCGAGGGCGTGTTTATCTCATCGGTATCGTGGTGGATGACCGCCTACAACAGTAACTTTCCTGACGATCCGGCGATTGTGCGCGTGGTTGTCGGCGCAAAGGATAGCGACACGCTGCCGTATTGGGGTGCTGGGCAGCCATTGGTTGACACTGTTGTCACTGTGCCGTCTATGGGGTTGAACACCGTGGTACAGAAGATCACGGTGGCAGTAAACCAGTATTTGCCTGCTGGTAAGTATGTGTTTGGGCTGATACCAGATCCAGAATCGGTACAAACGCTGTACGGATTCTCCGAAAAGAGCATCTATTCTGAGCCAACGTACACCAATGCGGGGGAACTGGAATACTACGGATTCACATATCGCCTGTGCTTTGAGTTGCGCACGTACACGGGCGATAACCTGCCTGAAAGCCTGCCATTGATGCTGACCGAGGGCGGCGCGCTGGCGCTGCAGAAGGCGTATACCTCGCCATTCTCCGGGCAATTGGCACAAGGCACACTGACCGAACAAGACTTATCCACGTATAGGGCGCGCACACAGAATGATTGGAGTGGCGGTAGGGCGCTCGAAGCTGCGCCGGGACCGACAAACCGCTACCATGACGCGGATGTAGATGCGCGTTTCAAGGAAATGCTGGTGCTGGCGCCGCGCATGATCAAGGCTGCCATGCCTGCGACTGGTCCATCATTCCTGCCGAGCGATGGCAACACGCACACCAGTTCCGCCACGGTGCAGGCGTATAACGCGGCTACGCTGCTGGATGTGCCGCAGTTCAAGGAGGACGCAGCGAACGTTGTTATATCCGATGCGTTTGGGACGGATGGGCTGAACAGACCGCGCAAGCTGCGCGCCATGTGGGAGGCTACGCGCTTCGCTCGATACCTGCCTGGGGATAAGCCAAGCCAAACGATCAGCACCCAACGGGCATATCTCAGCTACACCGAGAGCGCCGTGGAGATTCGCCAACCGCAGGACGGATGGTTTAACACGGGCAACATATCGAGTGAGGCGCGGTATGCGGAGAACGGGCGGATGCTGGCGCAGGGCGTGATCGTTTCGGATACGCAATATGAGCCATACGGCAACCAATCCCCGCGCACGTTGACGCATGTGCAGATCGAGATACGGACAATAACGCCTGGCGCAAGCGGGATCGGTACATTGGAGATACGCAGCGATGCCTTCCCTGCCACATGGAACAACAAAGATCAGGGCGCGCCGACTGGAACAATCCTCGCAAGCGGCACATTTACGTTGCCTGCGGCTGGCGGCGCGCTGGCATGGGTGACGGTGGCGCTTAGTGCTGACGTGGCGCTGGTGAGTGGCACTAAATACTGGATTGTGCTGCGGACGGCTGGCGATGGCGCTAAGGTGGTGTGGCAGTCCTACGCAGACGTGACGCAGAACAAGGCGCTGTATGGCGGTCACCCAACCGCAAACGCATGGTACGACTATCGGGATGGCAGCGGCGCGGTGATGCACTACCAACACGCTTTCAAGTTGAGCAACGGCATAGCGTACACGAATGGCGTAGGGCGGGATGTTGCTCAGGCAGTGGTGATCGGGGGCGATGACATTGACGTTGATCGAGTGCGGATGCGGCTGAAACGTGAATCATGGGCTGGCGCATTTGTGGCGAAGCTGGAACTGCGGACCGAGTTGAACGGGCAACCAAACGCGGACGATCTGATTAAGGAATGGGAGATTAGCAGCAGCACACTCACTACCAGTATGGCGTGGGTGGAGTTCACCATGACCGAGGCTACGCTGTTGGCAGACACGACCTACTGGCTGATCTTGCGCGTGGGCAGTATGCAAACGGACGATGGGCGCGATGTAGCCTCTATTGCGTGGGAGTGCGACAGCTCCGGCAGATATGACGTGGAAGATAGTTACGCGGCGCAACGGCTGCGCGCTGCGGGGAGCAATACCGCATGGGTGGAACTGGCGAACACGGATATGTTCTTCGCCATCGAGAACAAGGTGTTGAGCGCAACCAAGATCGCGCAGAGCGTGACGCTGGGCGCGGATGATGTAACGCTCTCTCAGGTGCAGCTACGGGTGAACCTTGCATCGCTGGAAGATTGGACAGGCAACGGCGTTGTGTATGTGTACGTGAGGGCAGATGACACCGATGAACCTCATGCCAGTACCATCATGGCGCAGGGTGGGTTGACCAGGCAATCGGTGATAAACGCGGCTGCGGTGGGGTCGCCCAAGTGGGTGACTGTGCCAATGACCAACCTGGCAACTCCGCTTGTGGCTGGCACTAAATACTGGATCACCATAGAAGGTGTGGCGGCTGCTGCTGCGGATGCGGTGACACTGGCGATCTACAACGATCAGAACCAGCAATACCCAAGTGGCAAAGCGATGTGGGCATTGTATGAAGATGACGCATGGGGCGACTGGACTGAGGCGTTTGCAGATGCGTTCTTCATCCTGAATAGCGGACCGGTGCAGACTGGCGCGCCAGTCTATACAGCTACTCGGCTGGCACGGCAGTTCGTAACACCAGTAGGCGGTTTGACTGTGACCAAGATCAGCCTGCTCATGGAACTGAGCGCGCTGACTGGAACACCCACTGTTAGCCTGAAGATATGCGCAGACGACACGGATGAGCCGGATTTAGATACCGTGGTGGCAACGGCGGCTATCAGTCCATCCTCTCTGACACTGGCGCAAACGTGGCTGACTGTGCCAATTGCGGCGACGTTGGACGAGGAAACGGCATATTGGATTGTGGTCGAGGCAACCAGCGCAGCGACACAACACGCATTTCGGGCGCGGTGGTACGGCGATCTGAACGGAGTTGATACCTCGGCGCTGGCGTTACAGGCGCAATGGCAAGGCGCGGCATGGCTGGGCTGGCAAGAGTGCATGGACTTGTATTACATCGTCAATGATGGCGATTCGTTTGACACAGACGTAACGGTGCATCCGGTGGTGTTTGGGACAGGGCTATACCTCGCGGCTGGGCTAAAGGTTTACAAGTTCAATAACAGCACCCAGGTATGGGACGCACTCGCCACATTCACAGGGACAGCCGTGGTTACGGCGATGGCAGAGTATGGCGGCAAGCTATGGTGTGCGCGTGGTGATAGCGCATACGTGAGGACGTATGACGGGACAAGCTGGGCAGATACAGCGGTGCAGTTTACGCACCTGCTGAACTACAACGGATACCTGAACGCGGCGAAGGCGGCTGGCGGCGCCGGGGCATTTGGATACTACAACGGCACGGACTGGACTACTGTGGCACTGGCAACCAGTTCATTGAAGATTACGGGGCTATTGGGGTATCAGTCGCGCTTCCTGATCACAACCGAAGTGGGGATATGGGAGCAATCCAGCGACTTTGTACAGCAGATGTTGGACTACCAGCAGCAGCGATCGAGCGGGAACGGCGTGAATCCTATCGTGTGGATTGGTGACGGACTGGCATACATCCCCATCCGGCACGGGCTGAACGCATGGAATCTTGCGGGGATGCGCCCAAGTGGTCTTGACCTGGATGAAGGGCTACCGGCTGGCTGGCAGGGACCCGTAAGCGCAATGGTGGGGACACCCTCATGGTTGTTTGCGGCGGTGGATGCTGGCGCGTCGGGCTACTCCGGCGTGTATGCCAAGACTGTTGAGGGCGGCGGATGGCATCGGCTGATGGCTGCGCCGTTTCCGGGCAAGCGGATAAGGGCTATTGCGTTTGAGGCGGTGACACACGCAAGCGGGATACCGCGGCTGTGGGCGATGCTGGGCGCAGAGGCGTGGTACGTGGAGCTGCCGGACTACTCGAACAACCGCTACACCTATACCGGCAGCGAGTACCAGACAAGCGGGTCGCTGATCAGTGCATGGTGGGGCGGCGAGTTGTCGCAGATCGCTAAGGACTTCCAACAGATCAGCATTAAGTCCACGGGCTGCCGCCCTGGGTGCAGCGTGGATGTGTATATCGAAGTGGACAGGTCGGGCTACTGGACGCATTGCGGCACAGTGACGCGATCACCCTACCAAATGCTGCAACTGCGCACCAGCGCGATTGTGCCGAAGGTGATAGGCGAAGGGTCAACCGATCAGACGATTGTGATTGACATTGTGCGGAGTGCGCGGGTGTACGTGGCTGGATCATCGGGGCAAGAGGATTTGGTTAATGCTGACAACAGCATATTGGATGACTTGCGTCCTGGCACGTTCATTCGGATTGGGGCAGAGGTGGCACAGGTGGCGAGTGTGGGGGTTGGGGAGATCACGCTGGCGATGCCGTTACAGAACGGCGCGCCTGCGGCTGGGTCGAAACTGTACGGCAGTTCACCGGGTGGGCGCGAGATGCGCTACAAGCTGGTATTCAAGACCGACACACCCACGGATACACCTTGCGTACAGGGCGTGACGCTGCGGTATCAGGATCAGATATTGGGCAACGCTCGGTACTCGTTCACGGTGAGGATCGAGGACAACATGCGGATGCGCAACGGGGGCGAGTATCCGTACACGGCTGCGGAGCTGCGCGAACTACTGGACGACTGGATTAAGCGGCTGACACCTTTCAGGATGGTGCTGCCGGATAGCACAGGCAAGCGGGTGAAGATGCTGAACGCCAATGAATCGGACTTCACGCGGGACACGCTGCCGGATGCGGGGCTGTCGCTGCGGAGCAGAATGACATTTGGGGTAATCGAGGTGTAGCGATGATCATAATGCCAAACGTTTCTGTGGTGGCGGTGCTGGTGGTGTGGCTGGTGCTGGCGTTTGGCGTGGTGCTGTTGTTCGGGGATGAGAGGAAGCGATGAAGGGACTAGCGAAACTCCCGGCACTAAAGCCACTGGCGGACTTGATCGCGCTCGAACCGGCGTGGGACTTCGAGGAGCAGGTAAAGCGTGAGGACGAACGCATCCGGTCATGGGCTGCGCGAGTGGGGGAGGAACGCGCTAAGAGGGCGCAGGACATTTGGGAGCGTGGCAAACGCGGCGACACAGGGGCGCGATCTCGAACGCTGCCGGAACTGCTGGCAGAGGCGTTTCTGCGTGACCGCGCGAAAGACTACGCGGTGCAGGTCAATCTCGGATGGGCGCATCCTGACTTTGCGGTGTTCGATGCCGTGGCTGGGGGCGTTATGGTTTGGCGGGTGCAAGGCACGTACTGGCACTCCGCCACAAGTTCAGCGGACGCAGGGCAGAAGGTGCGGCTGCTGGCGCACACGATACGGGGATTGCCCATTCTGAGCGTGGTGGACATTTGGGAGAAGCGCATTAACGAGAGCGATGGCGTGTTCGAGGCTGCGCTGCGCGGCGAGGAGATGCCTGGATGAGCGATGAGGCACTAAAGCGAATCGCGGGGAACAGCATCTTGCGCATCCCGGCAGATAAGCGGCTGTCGTTTATCAACGGGCAGGGCGGCGAAGTGGCGTGGATCAATAGCCTGGGCGAAGCATCGTTCATCGGTACACTCGAAGTTGAGGGCGGCGTAATCGAGGGCGCGCTGTCGGTTGATCCGCCTACGTTCGTGGTGGATGCGGTGAATCATCGGGTGGGGATTGGCACGGCGACACCAGCGGCGAAGCTGCACGTAGAGGGGAGCGTGGCGCTTCCGGCAATCATCAGCGAGAGCGAACCGACACCAGTAGCCGGGATGCTGTGGGTGGATCCGCTGGCGGAGAGCGTAGGGAATTATCTACCGCTTGCAGGCGGACACCTGACAGGCAATATCACATTAGACGAAGGCGTGACTATTGATGGTGTTGACCTGAGCGAATTAGCTTTGACTGGTGACTACCTTCCGCTGACAGGCGGGACGATCAGCGGTACGTTGGATGTAACAGGAGCAATTACATCACCAGGCATTACCGCGCCATCCGAAGGCACAGTGATAGGCGGGGGTGCTACGCAGAAGTTGGGGTTTTGGGGAGCTGCGCCTATTGTGCAGCCAGCGGGTGCGGGGCAGAAGGCTCCTGCTGCATATGCCACGGGCGCGTATGGGCTTAATAGCAATGCCAACATGCAGGCTTTATACGATCTGGTTGTGTCAATGCGCAGCGCGTTAGTTAGCGCAGGGATTATGAAGGGCGCAGCAGTAAGCGACACTGGCGGCGCGTTGTGGTTTGATCACGCGGAACAATCCGGGTTAATCAGCATACTTTAGGAGATTAATATGGCAGATGTACCACTGAAAGTACTAGATGCGGATAGCGTAGAAGCCTACATGGATACCACGGGCGAAGGGACAGCTATTGATCCACACAAGACGAAAACCGTGGTGGCGGGGGCGCTTCCGGCAGGCGACAACAATATCGGGAATGTGGATGTTGAGACATTGCCAGCCGTAAAGATAGACCAGGCGACTGCCAACGCCAACGAAGTAGTGACCAAGAGCGGGTCCGTGGTGGCGGATGCGGCGGTGCTTGCGAAGCTGGTGGAGGTATTGGCGAAACTTGCCGATGTGGACATTACCACTCTGCCGGCAATTCCTGCTGGCACAAACAACATTGGGGATGTGGATGTTGCTACATTGCCATCCGTAAAGATAGACCAAGCGACAGCCAACGCCAACGAAGTAGTGACTAAGAGCGGGTCCGTAAGCGCGGATTCAGGCGCGGGGTGGGCGACTGTGCGGGGGGTGAGTGGCGCGGCTGTGGTGAGTGCGGATGCGACTACGGCAACGGCGGTGACGGATGCGCCGACTGGTGGACAGAAGATTGTGATAACGGACATCATCTTCTCAAGCGACACGGAGATGAACCTGCTATTTGAGGAACAAGACAGCGGCACGGATGTGTTTAAGGTGTTTGTGCCAGCCAATGGCGCGGGGCAGATCACGCCGCGCGGCAAGTGCAAACTGGCTACGGCGGACAAGAAGCTGACGGTTAAGGCAAGCGCAGCGGGCAACATTGCGGTGACGGTGTTGTACTACTCGGAGGCATAAAACTATGGCGCGTGAGGTAAACGTAACCACTTCGGGATGGCGGGCGACTGGCGCGAATGTGTCCACGCCACAGTACGAGATGACGATCAAGTACGAGTGGGTGGATAACGCCGGAGTGAAGCACACTCAATCGCAGCTCGTGCGGTTTCCGAACATCCTGATAACGCTGGCTGGAACAAACGCAGGGAATGCCTCGTGGGTAGGCGAACAGATTAAAGGCGTCATTCTGGATGCGATACGCCGGTATTTGGGGGTGGATGAATGACGACATACTTTGTTGGTCCGGGCGGGAACAATGCCAACAGCGGTTTAACGTATGCGCTGCGCAAGCTGACGATCAACGGCGCGGAAGATGTGCCGGTGGCTGCGGGCGACACTGTGATTATTGCGCCCGGTATATATCATGAAACAGTCACAATTGACGTGAGCGGCGAGTCGGGCAGTCCGATTACCTACACGGGCGATGTGACTGGCAGGCTGACAGACGGGGTAGGCGGCGTGGTGTTCATTAGCGGGGCAGATTCACCGTACCAGACATTTGCGCGCAGCGCAGTGGTGAGTGGCACATCCAAGAATTACCGCACATTCAATAACATCGTATTTGATGGCACAACCGGAAATTCAGTACTAATTGCCAACGGCACGAACTGGACGGTTAATGATTGCGTGTTCATGCCCCAAGCGGTACTGCTTGCTAATGGCGCGTCACAAGCGGCACACGCTGTTAACAGGTGCGTGTTCTATGGGCACATTGCCAACAACTCGGTAAAGTTCACGCATACCAGCACAGTAGATAATGCCGGTCATACTGTCACGAATTGCTTGTTTCTAGGCGGAAACAACCACGTTGTTGCGCAGCGTGTCGGCGGCATAGTCATCAATGGATGCACACACCTCTTTAACCGAGGTCAAGCCATCCAGATAGAAACCGCGCTCACAGCAGGGCAGACGGTGACGGTTAACAACTGCATAATCGCGCATGGGGTGAAGGGTTTGTCTGCGACGGCGGTGGGCGAGATCGTTGAAGACTACAACAACGTATACAACAACGCCACGGACAGACAGAACGTTACCGCAGGAGCAAACTCCGTAGCATATATTCCGGGCTTTAATCCATCCCTGCTATTAGCTGGCTATAACATACACGAATCTATGTATTCCCTGTCGCCACAGTCCCCGCTACGGGCGATTGCTGGCACGTCTATGCCTGCTGCTGATCTGCGAGGAATGACGCGCCCAGCAACGGATTCTAAAAAGTCGTGGGGCACATATCAGTTTGTGGACGCATCGCGTTCTGAAACGCAGCGAACGGGCGCAACGGGCGCATCGCTCAAGCTGGCGGACGCGGGGCGTATTCAGTTGCGCGTGCCTGTTACCGCTGTATCTACTACATTCACAGTGAAGGTTTGGCGCGAGGCTGATTATGCGGGGACACTGCCGCAGATGATTGTCAAACAAGATGGCGTAGCTGACAGCGTGACGACTGACACCGGGGCGGCGGCGGGATGGAACACAGTTACCGTTACGCTGACACCTGCGGCGCTGCCGGGGTGGGTGGTGGTGGAATTGGTGTCGAATAACACCGCCACGGCTGACGACTACAACGTTTACTTTGAGGATTTTCAGGTGACTTAATATGGCGAATCCAGGTGATGCGGGAACGTTTGACTTTTGGCTGACCGATAGATGGTACTGGCAGACTGTACCTGCTAAGTCTGACAGTGGAACGTTTGACTTTTGGTTAACCGATAGGGTGTGGCTAGTGGCGGACTACATTGCGCCAGCGGCGGTATCACCCACACCTGTATTCATGCGCGCGCCGATGTGGGGGAGGTTCTAATGATTAGCATAATCACACCAGTACATGCAGCGAGTGCGAAGTATTTAGGGGAGGCATTTGATAGTCTGTGCAAGCAACAGATGACCGAATGGGAGTGGATCATCGTCACGAACAATGGCGGCAGAGTTCCGGTATATGTCGCCCATGATGCGCGGGTGCGACTTGTACCCGGACCAGAAGGTAACTATAGAGAGCATGGCACAATCGGCGCGCTCAAACGCAGGGCGGCGGAACGTGCCTCGAAGCCGATCATCGTGGAGCTGGATGCGGACGATATGCTCACGCCGGATGCGCTGAGTGAAGTGATGCTGGCGTTCTGTGATCCGCAGGTGCAGATGGTGTACTCCAACTCCGCGGAGTTCGAGGATGGCACATGGAAGCCACACGAGTACGGCGCATATTGGGGATGGCAGGCGCGTGAATTCTGTTGGTATGGGCACGATCTGCGCGAGATGGTGGCATGGAAACCGAGCGCGCAGATGATGCGATCAGTTCATTTTGCCCCAAACCATATACGGGCATGGCGGCAGAGTGCATATATGGCGGTGGGTGGGCATGACACAACGATCAAAACAGGCGATGACCATGACCTGTGTATGCGCTTCTATATCACCTATGGCGCGAAGGGCATACGGCACATAGACAAGTGCCTCTATCTATATCGCCTGCACGGTGACAATTCCAGCGTGACGCATAACGCGGATGTGCTGGCGCAGTCTGAGCGCAACTACATCCGGCATCGCACAGGTTGCGTCATCCGGTGGGCAGCGGACGAAGGGCTGGCGATGCTAGACCTGGGCGGGAGATTCAACGCATGGGATGGGTTTACCACGGTTGATCTGCATGACGCGGATGTGAACTGCGATCTAAACGGCAGATGGGCGTTTGAGGATGGCAGCGTAGGCGTGATACGGGCGGCGCATATCTTCGAGCATTTGCGGGATCCCATTCACACGATGAATGAGGCGTATCGGGTGCTTGCACCTGGCGGGTGGCTCCTGGCAGAAGTGCCGTCCACGGATGGACGCGGCGCATTTCAGGACCCAACACATGTGTCATGGTGGAATAGCAATAGCTTCTGGTACTACACAAACCAGAATTGGGCGCGGTTTATCCAGCCTGCATATACGGGGAGATTCCAGACGGCGCGAGTGGTGACGTTCTATCCAACTGAGTTCGAGCAACTACATCAGATACCGATTGTGCAGGCTGATCTGATCGCGCTGAAGCCGGGCTATGACAGACCTGTGGGAGAGGTATTGATATAGATGCCGGTACTCCACATCCGCAATGCCGCTAATGACGGCTGGATCACACTAACCGCTGGAACGGGCGAACAAGGTGAGCCTGGTCCGCAGGGCGCAACTGGCGCTCAGGGTGTCCCGGGCGCGCAAGGCGTTCAGGGTGTGGTTGGCGCACAAGGCGCTCAGGGTGTGACCGGCGCACAGGGCTTACAAGGTGCGCAGGGGTCGGCGGGTGCTACTGGCGCGCAGGGGTATCAGGGTGTGACCGGCGCGCAGGGTGAGGACGGAGTGCCAGGCGCGCAGGGCGAACAAGGCGCACAGGGTAATCAGGGCGTGATCGGTGCGACTGGTCCGCAAGGATCAACGGGGTCGCAGGGCTCGCAGGGCGCGCAAGGGTCGGTTGGTGCAACAGGCGCGCAGGGGTATCAGGGTGTGACCGGCGTGCAGGGTGAGGACGGAGTGCCAGGCGCGCAGGGCGAACAGGGCGCGCAAGGTAATCAGGGTGTGATCGGTGCGACTGGTCCGCAAGGGTCAACGGGTTCGCAAGGGTCGCAAGGCGCTCAGGGTTCTGCAGGTGCTACCGGCGCACAGGGTACGCAGGGTGTGACCGGCGCTCAGGGTGAGGATGGTGTAGCAGGTCCGCAGGGCGCGGCTGGCGCACAGGGGTATCAGGGCGTGACCGGCGCAACGGGTGCGCAGGGATCAACGGGGTCGCAAGGGTCGCAAGGCGCACAGGGCGCTGCTGGTGCAACGGGTGCACAAGGATATCAGGGTGTGGCTGGCGCTCAGGGGGCTACTGGCACAACGGGCGCACAGGGCGCGGCTGGCGCACAAGGTAATCAGGGTGTGGCTGGCGCAACCGGTCCACAAGGCGTTCAGGGCGCATCCGGTCCGCAGGGCTTACAAGGGGCGCAAGGTTCGACAGGTGGAACCGGTGATGTAGGTGCTACCGGCGCCCAAGGTTCGCAGGGCGCTCAGGGTGCGCAAGGGCAAACCGGATTACAGGGATCACAAGGCGCAACAGGTGAGCAGGGCGCTCAGGGTGCAGCAGGCGCACAAGGCGCGGCTGGCGCTCAGGGGTCGCAAGGTCATCAGGGGACAACCGGGGCGCAAGGTTCGACGGGCGCGGCTGGCGCGCAGGGCACGCAAGGTGAAACAGGTGCAACCGGTGCAGCAGGCGCTCAGGGCGCTACTGGCACAACGGGCGCACAAGGCGCGGCTGGCGCTCAGGGTGCAGTAGGCGCTCAGGGTGCACAAGGTCATCAAGGTACGGTAGGCGCACAAGGCTCAACCGGTGCGGCTGGCGCACAAGGTACGCAGGGTGAAACGGGTGTCACTGGCGCACAAGGCGCGCAAGGTGCAACTGGTAACCAGGGCGCACAGGGTCCGACTGGCGCACAGGGTGATGTTGGTGCTACTGGCTCACAGGGTCATCAAGGGACGACAGGCGCACAGGGTTCGACTGGACCAGCAGGCGCGCAAGGGTATCAAGGCGCAACGGGTGTAACCGGTGCGGCTGGCGCGCAGGGACCAACGGGAGAGCAGGGCGCTCAGGGACCGACTGGCGCTCAGGGTGATGTTGGCGCGACTGGCGCACAGGGGCATCAAGGGACGACAGGCGCGCAAGGTTCGACGGGCGCGGCTGGCGCACAAGGATCGCAGGGTGAAACAGGCGCACAGGGGATAACCGGTGCGCAAGGTTCACAGGGAGCGCAAGGCGCACAAGGCACGTTTGGCGACACGATTGTTAATAGCGTGACCGTTAGCACGGGCGGGTCGCTACATTCGGGGCAGACGGCATGGGACACCGGCGCGGGCTGGTGGATGGAGTACAACGCGGGGAATCCGCGATTCAGCCTGGGCGATGCAAGTGGGGATAAGCTGACGTGGGACGGAGATGGGGCGCTTGTAATAGTGGCAGGCGGGGGCAACATCACACTCGGCAGTAACGGACTGATTTTTGCCGGTGACAGTTTTACTAGCAACAACTTCCGCTTTGAGCGCACCACATATCTCGGTACGACAGTAGGCATGATCGCCGGATTGATGTCATACAGTAGTCCAGATGTTGAGTGGGGCAGAATAGAAGTGCTTGGTCACACTGGAACGCCTACTGGTGCATGGTTAAACCTGGGTGCGGTTGGTGGGGCGAGTGGCGCATACGTTGTACGGATGATGCTACAAGCTGACGCGAACAACGGGGCGCTCAAGATATGGGGGGATGACACCAACTTTGATGGCGTTGAAATATCGAAGGTGGCTGACAGCACCGCGCTTACCGGAGGCGCTCCTGACGCAATGCTTGATGTGCATGGAACGGGATACTTTGGCGGCTTGTTGACACTCAATGCTGGCGCGAAGGTTGGCAAGCTGTATCCTGCGAGTGATAGCACGACGGCATTGCAGATCACTAAAGCGAATGCCTCAACCGTGGTAATGAACGTGGACACCAGTAATGCGCGGGTGGGGATCGGGGTAACACCAAGCGCACCCTTGCACATTACAGGCGTTGACACGGCGATGAATGACCCTTACGGGTCGCTGCTAATTACCACAGGGGACGCGGCGAATCGGTTAATTATTGGGACACGGTTAGAAACCGGCGCGTTGCGATATGCGTTTATTCAGGCGGATCAATACGGGACAGGGGCGAAACCGCTGTGCCTTAACGCTAATGGGGGATACGTTGGTGTCGGCGTGTACAACGTCGCTGCGCCGCTGACAATCGGCGGGGCAGATAACGCCTACGACAGCGGGGTTGGGACAATCCGCATAGAAACTGCGGATGATACGAATAAATTGGTTATCGGCACACGGCTGTCAGGCGGCAACTTGTCCTATGGCTACATTCAAGCTCAGGACAGCGCAGTAGCGAAAGACTTATATCTGAATCCGGTTAGCGGCGCGCGAGTTATGACAGGCTATGACGGCTCGTTGTTGGAGATTGTGCCACCGTATGCTACCAACCTGTCCAGCATAACCGGCACGGTAAGCGTGGATATGAAAGAGAGTGTGTATCAGTTCACGCCATCGGGGAACGTTACATTTAACGCGACTGGCGGATTGGCTGGGGCGATCTGCACATTTGCGATCTACACCAGCGGCACGACTAGCCGGACAATCACATTTGGTACTAACTTCCGCGCGAACAGCACAATTGCGTCCGGCACGACTGACGCGAAATTCCGTTCTATTACGTTCATGTGTATGCCGGATGGCGCAACATGGGTCGAGATAAGCAGACAGTCAACCAGTATATAGGGGATATATGACAGAACAACCACAGGTACAACCACAAGCACAACCACAAGCACAACAGCAACCAGTGCCACCACCTTTCAGCGTAGTGCTGCACTACGATCCGGCGACTGACCGCACGATGATCGTGCCGATTGGGATAAATCTGCCGGTATCGGTGTTCCTGCACATCCTGGACTTAGCGCGAACGATAGCGATACGGGCGGAGCTGCGTGAGCAGGAGAGGGCAGCGGCTGAGGCTGCCACTGCTGCCGGTGCTGAATAGTATTTTACTAAAGTATGATTGTGTAAAATACTATGCGGCGTATAGCGCAGCGATTGCTTTGAGGATGAACCAATGCGCGTCTGGATGCCATTGTTGTGCTGAGTGCCCACCTTCGGCACTAATGGCACCCATAACGGCGGGATCGCCGAAAGCGGCGCGCGCCCATGCGCGCAGGTGAAGGCTGCTGATCTCGCCGTCATCCCCAAAGTCTATGCGCTCAAATATGCGGTGGATGTTGCGCTTGCGCATCTCAGGCGGCATCTCTGCCAACACGCCGGCAAGGTCGGACAGTAGCGAGATGGCGCGGTCTGCATCGGTGACGCGGTTCATATCGGCTTTGGCACGGTGCTGAATGCGCTCCAGAGCGATGTAGCGTTCATCGTATATCTCACGTTTGATCTTGCGGTCAAGCAATAACGACACCAGTTCATCCATCCTCACTTGCGCGTCATCGTATTCTGCCTGGGCGCGCTGCCTGCCTTGATCGCCTGTGCGCGCTTCGATATTGCGGATGATCAGCGCGCGCGCTTCGGGCGGGAATTGCACGTTGCTCATGCGGCGCACAATATCTTCGTCCGCTTGTGTCGCGTCTATCCAGATGCCTGTGCCGCGGGAACGATAGACGTGGCAGAAGTCGCGGGTGTCTGCTCTAAGGCGCTTGCCTGCATGGTAGGCGATGGGAGTTAGCAGGGGAACCCAGGTGAGGGTGCGCCGTCCTGCGAGTTGGTTGGCGTGGCGGCGCTCGATCACGGCATTGGCTAGTTCGTCATTGATGATCGGCTCGATGCTAGTGACGCGCCTTGCCTCGCCTGCGCGCGCGTAACGCTCGACGTAACTCCCCTGCCCTACCAATTCGATGCGGTCATTCTTGGCATCCCAACCGAGGCGCGGGAGATACCCCGCATAGAACAGCACATTGCCAACGATGGTTCGCACACTCTCGCGCCCAAAACGGCAAGGTCTGCCTGCGCGATCTCGGAAGCGCAAGCCTGACGCATTGGCTTTCTCGGTCACAGTGTCGTAACTCATGGCGGAGGCGTACCACGAAAGGATGGAGATCGCTGTCTCGGCGTTTTCATCGCCGGTGAAGCGGGTGTCTAGCCCTTTGCCGATGCGTTGCATGCCAAACGGTTGTTTGCCCCACAGGATGCCGTTGTCGTGATATTGGCGCACACGCTTACGCAGCTTCTTGGCGGTTTCGTCGGCGTAGTGCTGGGCGACACTGGCTTTGATGTGCAGCACCAGTTTGACCTCTGGTGTCCAGCCGGTGCGGGTGGTGTCTACGCCCTCAGTGGGGATGATGAGATGCTTGTTGTGGCGTTCGCATAGTTTGATGAGCGCGGCAGTATCCTCAACATCGCGCGAGATGCGATCCTGAAATGTGGCGATGATGCCGGCAACGTCTGGATCGGGCAGGCGAGAGATAACTTTGCGCCAGTCGGGGCGGTGAATGTCTGAGCGTCCGCTGCGATGACCGCCTGCATCGCTGTACGATTCGACCACCCCACCCCGTAGCTCGATCTCCCTTACGTTGGTGTCGTGTTGGTCTTTGATGCCAATAAGATCACTGTCGGTTCGGACAAGGCTAAGGCGCTCGTAACTGAGCCACTTTGCTGTTGGTGTTTGAGCCATAAGGTTGTTGCTACATCATCGCACAGGGCGAGAAAGTCAGGGTGCTGCCACCATTGTAAGTCGGTCATGCTGCCTCCAGCATTATGTCGGCACACTGTGGGCAGTAGCATTCGTGCGGGAAGATGATGACACGCCAACGGGCAAGTGTGGATGATGTGGCGTGTTGCGCCCATGTGCGCGCGTCTCCGCAGCGGCAGCACTCTATGCACTGCCCCTTCAATGGTTGATAGTGTGGCGTTACATCGCTCAAACGGCTCCAACTGCTCAACGCCGAACGGCGCGGGCGGTGTTGGTGGATGACTGGCTTAGGCATGGCTGTTATCTCCCAATAGTGCGCGCAGCACAGCGCGAAGGTGCTTTGCTTTGCGCTTCCAGGCGCGAGAGGCGACACGCGCGGTCATGCGTCCAGAGAGCAGGAATTGGATTTGCTCCTTTTGCCGCTTGATCAGATCGTCCTTCTCGCTGTCTGTGAGTATGCGAGGCGGTAGTACGCTACGGACAAAATACTCAGGCTTATCTTCCATGTGTTTGTGTTACCTTCTGTGAATTGGCTAGAACAGGCTTGGCGCTGGCGTTATCACTTGCCTCCGTTCTTGCGTATGGTGACGGTTGGTTCGCCCACCTTGCGCAGTTCGTTCAGTTCTTTGTGCGCCAGGGCATATCCGTCTAGTGCCTTGGTATCCCAGGTCACACGCCCCTTGGCATAGATGGCTGAATACCACTTCCCCTTGATCGTCTGCCCATGCGCCAACACATCAGCCTTGATGGACGCTTCGAGGGCGCTGCGCCTTTCGCGTATCGCTGCTATGCGCGGTGCGTACTTGACTTGCACAGCTTCAAGCGCGGGTGTGACTGGCGCGAGGATGGCTTCATTCTCCATCTGCATATCACCCATCAGGTCGTCTATCTCTGCGTCAAGATCGTCCAGCAGGTCAAGCGGGTTGGGCGGTTCGACTTCGTTTGGCAATGGACGGAATGCTGTGATCGGGTCAGTTAGTAACTCAAATATATCGTCTGCTAATGTATTCATTTTGTCGCTCCTAAAAAGTTTGGGTACTTGCTCATGGATTCACCCCCACCGCATTACTTGCGGCTTGGCGTTGTAAATCTTCCAGCGCAATATCAACGGCTGCTCGCGCACTGGAAACCGCATCGAGCGCGGCGTTATACCTGTCTGTGGCGCGCTCTTTGGCTATGGCGCACTCGCACAACCGCCAATGCGCTTCGCGTTCCTCTAACAAAAGTTCTTCCAATGTCTTCATGGTTGATCTCCCAATCCCCGGCTGATAGGACTATCAGCCGGGTCGCGGTTGGTGGCTAGTTAAACAAGTCCTGCGCGGGATTGAACGCGCGGAAGATAGCGGCGCATATCTGGTACGCGGCTGGATCGGGGTGAGACAACTTGCGCCCGGTCTTGGGGTCTGGTTGCTCATCCTCGCGCGGCTTGATAACAACGCTGTGCAATGCTTTCAGGTACGGCATCGGCACATCAGGCAAGCGCGCTTCGCCAGTCAGGTAGGCGCATACCGCCTTGCTCATCTCTTCATTCTTGCGGCAAGCCTCGCGCATCATCACGAACATGAACTTACTAAACTGCTCTGATGGCTTCGCGTTGGCGTAGCCTGTCGCGGCTCGATCTACGCGGTTCTTCAGGTCAACCAGTTCGGGACTAAGGTTAAGGCTGGTGCTGCCCTGCGGTTCTTCTTCCTGCGGGATGGTTGGATCGGGATCGTTAATGGCTGGGTCGTCTTGTGGCGCTGCGTCCTCCGGCGGCTGCGCCTGTGTTTCGTCTGCTGGTGGTTGCTGGGGTTCGTCTGCCTGGCTGACTATCCTTGCTTCACCCTGAATCACATTGTCGTCATCTATGAGGCTGTCGCCATTGTCGCGTCCAAGTGCATGAGCGCGTTGCTCATGGGTCATCTTGCCGACTGGTGTGTATACCGGCTTGCTGTCTCGCGCCGACTGATAGTAATGATCCGGGTCGGCTGTGGCTTTCGCCTGCGCAGCTTCGATCTTGCGAACCCGCTGATCCACGGTGACAGGGTTGACTGCACGAACACAGGCTATTCGCCCACGTTTCTCGCATCGAGTGCGGCGCGGATACTTTGCGTCCATCGCTGCCCAATCCTTCGGGGTTTGTTCGCTCTGGCGCACCACACCATACATCTGCGCGGCGGGTGGCGGTTTGACACCGTAAATCTCCTTGATCTCCTGCCACGGTGCGCCTGCATCGCGTAAGGATGCCACGTTGTACCGCCATTGCTCCGCATCAGACCGGAGATAGCATGACATTAGCACCACGAGGTCACCGGGCATTAACCCCAATTGGTCGCGCACTTCCTGCGAGACATTCCAATCAGGAACGAATGTGGCTCTGTCGTTCTTGTCGGCTAGATCCTCATCGAAGTCCGCCTGTATTGCTACAGCGGCATCAGCCACGCCGATCCCTTTGATGTAGTGCAACTCACGCGCCAGTACATTGCGGTGAAGAGCGCGCCCAGCGGCGACGAAGGATCGCAACTCTGCGGTGCTGTTGTTCTTCGCGTTGGGGATTACGTTGAGTATCGCATCCACAGCCTGTTCCATGTTCATTTTCTCGAACGGGATGACTGCTGTGCCGGTTCGCGTGTCCTTGTTTGTGCTTGGCATGGCTATATCTCCTTATCTAAAATGGCGCGGTATGCGCCTGATTTGATCTGCACATCTGTGATGCGCAGGATGCGGTATCCCTGAGCCGTGAGACACATATCCTGGATAACATCGCGTCCGGCTTGGTCTGCGCCGGTCATAAAGTGGATGGTGTGCCACCTGCCGCTGTCCACCTGCACGACGAGATCGCCGATCAGGAAGTCAACCCACTGACCGGCGATGTATGCCTCGCGCTGGTAGGTGATCTCGCGCTCGTCGAGAAAGGCGATGATGACGCGCTCCAGGCTGGACGGGTTGGCGAGGCGGCGCTTGACTAGCCGCTGCATCGCCCCCTCTACCCCATGTCGCTCCACCAGCCGGAGCCAGGTCTTGCGCCCTCGCGCGGCGTTGACCTCGTATGGCGCGGCGGCACGGGTGGCGCGCTGGTATTCGGGCGTGAACTGCTTGGCACGGGCAAGCCCACCCTTGCGCGCGGCGGCGCTGCGCTCCTCGGATGTCATGGTCACAGCAATGCTCCGATGACGATGATGAGGATCGCGGCGCCAATGAGGATGCCGGCTGCGAGAACAAGCACGACGAGCGTGGCGATGGTCTGATCGTGGTGGCGCTGGCGCGACTGACGGACCTGCACTGAGCCGTATTGGTTGCGTTTGCCGTATGTCATGACCGCGGCTCCTGTTCGCGCGAGTCTGTGCGCCAGAAATCTGAGTTGATGGCGATGCGGGAGTGCAATACCTCGCTGGCGGTGCGCTTGGAGGTGTAGCTGCCACCGGATCGGCGGCGGTTGGCACGGGCGGCGGAGCGCGCTGCCGTAACGCTCATGCCTTTACAGCGGGTGCGGTGGGTCGTGCTGGTGTAGGTGTGCCCACATTTAGCGCAACGGTTGCTGCGTTTGTCGTGCCGGTCTGTAATCATCTGTCCGTTCCTCCTATCTGTGGCTTGGCTCTGTTTAACGCACCGTCCCGCGGATGTCGTTCTCAACCAACCACGCCTCTGCGTCTGCGGCGGTGGCGAATTCCTGCTCGCTAAACACCTCGTAACCGTCCTCGTCGTATAACTTGCCATTCCGAAATTCGTAATACTGCCATTCGGTTGCCATCTGTCCACCTGCCTCCTGCTAGTCTTTGTCTATGGCTATAGAATACACGTCTTTGGCGTTTTGTCAATAGCAATATAGAGAATATCTATAGCAACTCCGAAAGGTAGTAATATTTATCTCGTGACTAGCAAAGACCTTGACAACCCATTCGTGGAGTGGCTCGCTGCGCAGATGGAGTCCAGGCGATGGACAATCCAGATACTTGCGGAGGAAGCTGGGATCGCTCAGGCAACGTTATGGAACATCATGAACCGCAAGCGTGCCGTTGGTCCCGAAGTGTTACGCGCACTTGCCAAAGTGCTGGGCATATCTCAAGTAGAGATATTCGCCAAAGCTGGCATGATTGATGAGGATTTGCTCCAAGACGGTGATATTGTGATGGCTCAGATACGCTTGGGTCTAAGTCGGATTGAGGATGACGATGACCGCGAACAGGCTATCCGCCTGATGGGGGCAATTGTCAATGAAGTTGCATCTCGTAGGAAAACTCCTAAACCTAGCAAGGCAAAGAGTCCTGGCAAGAGTGATCTTGCAACGGGCAAAACGTAAGGGGATACTACCGCTGCTGTCTCTGGTGCTAGACGGGCATCCGTTCTTGGTGGATGAGCACGGCAGGCTGTGGGTGGAAGTGAACCAGTAGCACCGACATGGGCGGGTAAGTATCATGCGGCATACCTACATGGAGCGTGATCCCCAAGGTGACAAAATCGGTCTTATCCTGGTGAGTTTACTGGCTTTCTCGTGCCTGATCGCCACGGCACAGGAAGCATATCGTTTGATCACAACTAAGCCGGTTGACTATCCTCAAGCTATCGTGGTTACGTTCTTCCCACAGGACACTCCCACGCCAGCGCCGGTAATATACTCACACATTGGGAGGTAACGATGCTGATTGTGATTGGTCTCATTCTTATCGTGGTCGGGATTGGCAGCTACAGCTTTAACAATGGGATGGTGTTACTGGTTGGGGTGGCGATGTTCGCGTTGGGGTTTGACTTGCTGCTGGTGAAATCTTCTATTGCGGATGTGGCACGGGCATTTAAGACCGCGAATAAGAAGCCGGATACACCAGATACCACCGCTGCGGCTGAGCCGGTGAAGCAATTGGACAAGCAAACATGACAAATCCTGACGACAAGCTGCGCGAGATTGTCTCGAAGCTGACAGACGGCGACCACGAACACTCAGCGAAGTTGCTGCTGGATATGGTGGACGCGCGGGAAGCGCCGGTGGTGGGTGACGAGGCAAGGGCGCTGCACGCTTGGGAGTTGATTGACAGGGTATTCCAAGGGCTAACTCCGCAGCAGCGTGATGAAGCGATTGTGAAGATGGAGGAGTGGCTTAAGGAACGCAAGCAGGCTGATTAGTCACCATGCAAAACACACTTTACTACGGCGACAACCTGCCGATATTGAGACAGTACATCCCCAGCGAGAGCGTTGACTTGGTGTATCTGGACCCGCCGTTTAACTCGAACCGGTCGTATAACGTGCTGTTTCGGGAGGAGGGGGGCGATGAATCTGAGGCACAGATACAGGCGTTTGACGACACCTGGCACTGGAACACGCAGAC